AGCTCCTCGGCGTCCATGCGAATCTTGTCGAGCCGCTTCTGTTCGGCTGCGGCGGCCTCATCTTCGATCCGCTTGGCCTCCTGCAACCTGGCCTCGGTGCGCCGCGCCTCGGCAGCTTGCTCCTCGGCGATGCGCTGCTGTTCGGCCTCGATCTTGGCCAGGCGATCGCGCTCGATCCGCGCCGCCTCGTCTTGCTGGGCCCGCAGCTCGGCGCGCTGGCGGTCCAGCTCGGCACGCTCGGCTTTCAGGGTGGCTTGCTGGGCCTGGTATTCGGCTTCGATGCGGTCCGCCTCGGCCCGGCGCGCGGCCTCTTGCTTCGATGCGTAGGCCGCGGCTTCTGCGGCCAACCGCTCTTGCTCTTCCCGCGCAGCCGCCTCACGCTGAACCTGCTCGGCTTCGATCTTCTTGCGTTCCGCGGCCAGGGCCGCGCGTTCGACTCGCAGACGTTCCTCCTCGATCCGCAGTTTCTCGGCCCGTTCTTCGGCCTCGGCCTTGAGCCGCTTTTCCTCGGCCTCACGCTGGACGCGCAGACGTTCCTCCTCGGCCTCGCGCAGCTTCTTGTTCTCATCCTCGATCGCCTGGATTCGGGCCCGCTCTGCCTCCTCGCGCTCGCGCTGTTCCTTGAGCCTGGCGGCCTCGGCCGCTTTCAGCTCGGCTTCGTCGACCGCCTCCATCTCCAGTTTTAGCGGGTTCTCGATCGCCTCGGCCGCGGCTTTCAGCTCCCGCGCCACTTCATCGACCGAACGGCCATAAGCCAGCGATTCGGCTTTCAGGTCGACGCGCCGGCGCTCGACGGCGCCGCGGAACTTGCGCAGCTCGCCAACCGCCACGCGCCGGGCTTCATAGCCGGCGGGCACGATGGCCGGCACGAGCTGCACGTCGGCATACTTGGCTTTCATCTCGGCGATGGCGGCCTTGCGCTGGCGGAACTCGGCCAGGTCTGCGTTCATTGACGGGATCGCTTCGGCCACGCTGTTGCTGGCCGGCTCGGTCATTGTCTCGGGCATCGGTGGTGTCCTCCGGGTAGGTGGCATTTCCCACGGGTCGCATGCGCGGCCCAGGGCTTCGATAAATCCAGGGTCAGGTATCATCGGCCGATCCCATCGGGATGCGGCACGTCGGCGCCGGGTTTGATTTCGATTACAGGGTAGTCGCAATCCTTCTCCATCTGGGAAAGCCACTCGCCAATGTCCAGCTCGATCGATTCCTCTTGGGCTGTGGTCAACTCGACCTCTCGGCCGTCCTCGGCCAGTGTGCAGCCATCGATTTCGATTCCCCCCGGATCGTCCGGTTCGATGGGCGGCCCGTGGCGCCCGTCTGTGGCGCCGCGGTGCGGCCGGTGGTAGGCGTAGCTGACCTCGACCGGCACCTCGCGGCCGTCAACGCCCAGCTCCAGGTGTGTTCGGAAGGTGGCCATCAATCGCCCTCCCCGGTTGTTCGCGGTTCGTCGTCATGCACCTCGGGCATCAGAACGGCCGGCAGTGGCCGAGGTGCTCGGCTGCGCGCCGCGGCCCGCTTGCGGCGCCGCATGTATTCCTCCGGCGTCGTCGTCGGTTCCTCGTCGTCGTGAAAGCCGGGGTTGTAATCCGGTGGCGGGCATTCGGGCCCCTGTTCGGTGTCCATGATTCGATCCTCCATTTCCGGTTTAGCGGTTGGCGGCCCGCGCAAAATTAGAGTTGTGCCGTTGACAAAACCACTGCGTCCCGTCCACGTAATGCTCGGCTTCACGGGCGCATCCGCGCACCGTGCATATTTGACCAGGTGGCATTCCCGGACCAGGCCGGCAATCCTTCACCGACGCCTCTCCGGACCCACGGCACCACGTCGCGCCGCAATCAGTTCCGCCGCACACGATACACGCGGCAAGATTCTTCATCGTCCTATCCTCCCGTTAGGTGTCTTTAGATCACCAGCGCGGCCGGCGCTCCCCGCCACGGTAGAGACGCGCGGCCGGCTGGTGGATCAGGTTGTACGTGTGTGCTTGCTGGGGGCTCCGTGGCGGGAGTGAGGGGATTAAACCATAGCTCCGGTGGCGAATCAAGAGGAAAAAGGGGCAATCCGTTGCCCCTCGGGGGGTGTCAGGCCCGCGGCCGGTTGCGATGCGGCTGTACGCGATTCGCGGGGTCCGCTGTAATAGCGGGGTGTGTCAAATTAGCCTTCCTGCCGAAGTATTTCCTCGGCCGTCCATTCGTGGGCGGCCGGCGGATCGTATGTGCCGTAGCCGCTCGGCAGCGGCATTGACGGTGTGACAGGCTCTGGCCCATCGTCCGCTTGGCTCAGCTCGGTCTCGACGCGCTCCAGGGCGTCCAACGCCCGGCAACACGTGTCCTCCGTCTGCACGCTGCCATTGGGCAGCAGTCGCCGAATCTGGCCCATCGCGTACCGGATGTCCGTAATCATCGATTCCGTGTTCATTGGTCCGTGGCTCCCTTGGTGGTGTGTGCCCGCCGGTTTGGGACGGCGGCGCCGATGCGTTAAGCCGGGGGTCTCCCCGGCCCCCTCCGCTATTCCCAATCCAGGCCGGCGACCTCAGCAATTTCGGTCTTTTCCTCGTTGGTGAGATAGCGGCTGTATTGGTCTAACGCATCCTCCGGCGTGATGATTTCCCAACTGTGTCGGTTTCCCCATTGGGACGGCGTGTAAACGTACCATGTCCCCTTGGCGCTCCGGTATAGGTCCCCGGTGTGTTCGTTGCTGCGCTCGTCGTGCCATGACAGGTCCCAGTGATGGGTAGCCCGCTTCGTGTCGAAACGGTGGCCGTCAATGCAGATTTTCATGGTCTCTCCCGTGGCTTATGGTGTCGGTGCTCGTTACAGGCCGCACTGCCGGCATTGGGACCGGCCCTTGGCTTTAACGCCCCTCTCGGGGCGCCCCTCAGCTACTCGAACAGTGCCGCCGGCGTCACAACGCCTACGGCATCCTCCACCCGCAATAGGTCGCTCGTCAGCTCATCGATCAACAGCAGCACGTCGGCCAGCTCGGCGCCGTCCGTCACGGCCCGCCGCAGATCGGCCAGGGTTCGCAACGCTGGCTGTATCCGCCCGGCGCCCGCCGCCATTCGCCGGATTGTCTGTTTCGCTGTCATCGGTGGCCCCCCAACAGGGCGAGCACCGCGACTATCGCCAGGCCAATGAGCACCGCGGCCGCGACACCGGCCGATTGCTCGAACGCTGTCCACACTCGCCGCACACGCTCCGGCACGCCTTCTCCAGCGTCTTCGTCGTACATGGCTCAGACTCCCCCGAAGAGCCGGCCCAGCCGTGCCACGAGCACAGCCAGGCCAGCTTCCTGCCCCTACTTCACCAGCAGCTTGCCCACTTCCTGTTCCGCCGGGCACGTCCCCTCCAGAACGGTCACGGTCGGAACCGGCACGTCCACCACCAGCTCGATTACCCGGCGTACGGCATCCCCGTAGTCGTTGTCGTACGACGCGATAGCATCGTCGATATCAACTCCGCAAGCGTATTCCCCATCGCTGCTAACGATCACAAATACCGACACTTTGCACGTTGCCATTGTCCACCCTCCCCGATGCCGGCTCCCCGCCCCAGGCCACGAGCCCGGGGCAGGTCACCGGCCACACGCTCACCACGCCGCATCGGACCGCTCAGGGTCGTTGTCGCTGTTCCCACGGGTCAGCGGCTGCACCATGTGCATCGCCGCATCATTCCCCTCGGCCAAGTCTAGCTCACCGTCGTCGCTGCACATCTCGCACTTCCGGCTTATCGAGTCCTGGCAGCCCAGCCCGTTCGGGCACTTGCCCACCACTCGGCCCCCTGTCCCCTCGATTACGTTCAGTACACGCACCATTCCAGCGGCCAGGGCGCACCGCACAGCGGCCTCCCGGCTCACGGCCTGCACGTGCAACACCTTCTCCCAGCAGCCCCGATCCACGGCCAGCACACAGTAATCCCGCATTGTCACACCCTCCACCCTGCCAGCGTCCCCAGGCCACGCCACAAGCATAGCCCAGGATCACCGGCCACACGCTACACCGCGGCTTCACCCTTGGCCAGCAACGCCCCGCCTACCATGCCATGCGGACCGAAGTATGTCTTCTCCAGCATGGCCTGTACGTCATGGTCAGCCTTGTAGTGGTGCCGGGCATCCACCAACGCAGCCCGCACCGCATCGGCCTCCGTCGTGCCCCGGCCATACCCAACCACGTACCGCTGCTGATTGCTCACCCACGCCCCGTAGTATGCCCCCTGTCGCCCTGTCTCCAGCAGCCATTGCCCTACACATGCCGCTATCATCGCCGTATCCCCCATCAGCCCCGAGACATGCGTCGACTGACCCCCCAATCGACCGCCTTCCTACCCCTCGTATCGCCGTCAAATCCCCAATGCGATCCGCACGAGCACGCACGCGAGCCGCTGCTGCCATGCCGAGGCGCCGTGGCAGGGCGAGACCGGTGCCTGCCGAGCCAGGAGGCTTGAACCGGACCCCCCGGCCTCGCAGGGTGGCTCCGGGGCGACTTAACCTATTCCCATAAACTGCAAGACATTAGGGGAGTGGGGTAGATAAAGACGACGGGAGGAGGCATAGGGAAAAAGCGGGGGAACTATAGTTCCCCTCTGCGCCAAGGGAGGGATTGACGGGACCGGTGGAAGGGGGTAGTTTGTGGGGATGGAAGGGAAACCGGAGGGGCCGCGAGAAGAAACCGCGAGCGGTCCGCCAAAAAAGCGATCTGGACAGAGGGGAGCGGTTCCTGGGCAAGAGCGGGACGCGAAGGGGAAGTTGCTGCCGATGCCGGAAAAGGAAGTGGTGGAGGAAGTTACGGGTCCGGCGGTGGTACAAAAGTTGGAGGGGGACGAGCCGCAGGGGTTGGTGGACATGCGGTTGGTGGTATCGGGGCCGAAGAAGGAGGGGGAGACGTACCGGGTGCGGGAGTTGCGGAAGTATTACAAGGACTCGAGACGGCAGTTCATGGCGGAGATGGCGAAGTTGGAGGGTCAGTTGTTGGAGATGCGGGGTCGGCGGAATGCGGTGGTGCCGGAAGGCGGGGAGGGGTCAAGGGCGCCGGATGTGGGGTCGGGAACGGCGGTGGGGGCGTTGGAGAAGTTTCTGGAGGGATGGGATGCGGGTGGCTCGGCTGGTTAGGAAAGGAGCGTTGGCCTGCCTTCAATACCTTTGGCCGGGGTATTGGGCCGATGCGTTCGTGTTGCAGAGAGACCTTGATCGGGCGGCTCAGCGGGATTTGTTCGACGAGGTGAACCTGGACCTGGGGGGTGAGGGATGAAAAACGAGCCGTGGATGCTCGGCGAGGTGATCCGCAAGAGCAAGAGGGCCGTGATTTACGGCATCGAAGAGGACGGCAAGGAAGTGCTGGTCGCCAGTGAAGCGATGAAAACTCTGGCCGATCTTGAGAAAGCGGCGTTGTTTGATCCGGTGGTGCAAGCGGGGTTGCTTTTCTTGTCGCATGGGGAGTGCAGCCAGACGCAGATGTTGTTAACGCTGGTATGCACCATGAGCGAACGGCACCAGGAGATGAAGAGGATGCTCGTCAAGGCATACGAGAATCAAGCGGGGCAGGTGAAGGGATGAGGGCGTTTCTGGTTGGAAGTCCTCCTGGTGCGGATCTGCATGTGACGGAGGTTGACGAACCGCCACGGCCGTACATAAACGTGTTGGCCGACCGCTTTAGACCGCTGGCGTGTCTCAGGGTCGACGAATTGCCGGCCGTGGTTCCGATGAGGATTTGGGAGTATCGGCTGGAGTGCATCACGGAGTTGGGGGCGACCTACCGATTTGTGAGGTGACCCATGCTGAGCCCCGGTAAGGCCGGCGCAGCGTGAACTGCACCGGCCTTTTCACGTTCAGACCATGCGAGGGTCCGAAGCATGTCCGATCAACCTACCCTTTTCGATGCCGGCGCACAAGAGTTGATTCGCGTATCGCGTTCAGCAGGCATAAGAACGGTTGGAACTTACGTCGATCCGGTGTCCAGGAAGTATTTCAAGAAGTGCGGCAAATGCAAGAAGATCAAGGGCTTTGATGAATTCAACACGATGAAAGGCGGCAACCACGGAAAGTACGCTTTTTGCAAGGGATGTTGCAAGGCAAAGAATCGTGAATACCAGGACAGGACTCGGCAGGGCCTCAAGATGTACGGCTTGTCGAAAGCAGAATTCGATGAGAAGCTTCGATTGCAAAATGGCGTCTGTGCCATTTGCAAAAAGCCAGAGGTCAAGCGAAATCACCATGACGGAAGGATTAACTTTTTGTCCGTCGATCACAACCACGAAACGGGTTCTGTCAGAGGGCTGCTTTGCGATTCCTGCAACGTCGTGCTGGGAAGGGCTCGCGACAATCCCGAACTCCTCGAAGAGGCGGCACGTTATTTGAGGACGTACGCGATATGAGTCTTTCTCCCGGTAAGTGGCACCTGAAAGTACCGCGTGATCCTGGGGAGAACGCCAGGTATCGAATTTGGCTGCTCAAGGCGGCCGAGTTCGATCCGGTCTTGCAAGCGGGCATCATGGAGGTGTGCCGGCAGGACATCATTTTCTTCATCTGCCTTTTCATAGTGCAGTTCAACCCGAAGAAGAAGGGCATCCCGGTTGGACCGTTCATCACCTGGCCGTGCCAGGAGGACGCGCTGCTGGACACGCCGGAGACCACGAAGCGGCGGGGCATCCTGTGGTATTACCAGCACGACAAGAGCTGCGTGATCGAGAAGAGCCGCGAGATGGGGGCCTCCTGGCTGTTTCTGATCTTCCAGTTGTGGCTCGGCTTGTTCCATGACCGGGTGCAGCTGCTGAACATATCGCGGAGTGCCGACGCGGTAGATTGCAAATCGCCGGACTCGTTGTTTTGGAAAATGCGGTTCATGCACGAACATTTGCCCGATTGGATGAAGGGCAAAGTGCTACAAACCAAGATGTATATAGAGTGGACGCGAACCAAGTCGGTGGCCACGGGTGAGGCGAGCACGGGTTTAGCATTCACAGGCGGCCGCGGCTCTTGCATATTCGTGGATGAGATGAGCAAGATCAAGGAAGCGGCCGAGGTGAGGCGGAGCACGGCAAGCGTTAGCGATACGCGATTCTTCAACGGAACGCACGTTGGAATTGACACTGAGTTCTACCGGTTGACTCAGAGCCCGGAAATCGGCAAGATCGTGTTGCATTGGACTCAACACCCCGACAAGCGGAGGGGTCTGTACCGGGTGGGTCGGAACAATGTTGTAGAGAGGTTGGACAAGAGTTATGAGTACGAACCGGACTATCGATATGTGCTTGATGGGTCCCCCACGGGGGGGCCTTTCCCAGGGATACGGTCTCCGTGGTATGACGCGAAGTGCCATGACATTGGATCGAGTCGCGGCGTGGCTGTTGAGCTGGACATCGATCCCAAAGGGTCCGACTCCCAATTCTTCAACGCCCTCCTCATCCACGACCTGACGGCCCACTGCTCGCCGCCGTTGTGGGAAGGCGACCTGGACTACGACCGGGACCTGGGGCGGCCTCATAAGCTGGTGGCCAGGACGGGGGGCCGGGTCAAGCTGTGGATCATGCCGAACGCCGAGGGGCTCGTGCCCTATGGCCGGTATGTGGCGGGGGCGGACGTGGCGAGCGGCTCGGGCGCCACGGCCTCTTGCATTTCGATCTGCGACGTCCACCTCGGCAGGAAGGTGATGGAATATGCGGACCCCTTCATTGAGCCCGGCGATTTCGGTGTCCTACTCGTGGCTCTGTCCTGGCTGTTCCGTGACCCTGACGGGCAAGGGGCTCACCTTGCTTGGGAGATACCCGGTCCCGGTGCAACGACGGGCAAGCGCGTGCTCGAACTGGGCTACCGCAACGTCTACTGCCGCGGCAACGAATCGGTCATAAACCCGAAGCAGGGCGACGCCCCAGGGTGGCCTAACTCGGTGCGTACGGCGCTCGACCTGCTGGAAGATTACCGGGCCGACCTGAAAAGCGGGGCGATCGAGAACCCTTCGGAAGCGTCGCTGTGGGAGTGCCTGTCTTTCCGGTACGGGGCGGACGGGTATGTTGAGCATGCGATGGTTGCCGGCGGCGACGATCCCTCGGGGGCCAGGGTAAACCACGCGGATCAAGCCATGGCCGATGCGATAATGAATAAGATGCGCCGGTTGATGGCGAGGGACACGAGACAGAAGGAAGCCGAGGCGGAGGAGCCGTTCGGCTCGATGGGGCATCGGCGGAAGATGCGCGAGGATAAGCGGCGGGATGAAATGGCGTGGGCTTGATACAATGGCCCGCAGCGCGAGAGAACGCCGATGCCGTGGCAAAGTTCGACGCCGATCCTACACGTCTCTGTGCAGCCGTAGAGCGGGCCCGCCTGGCGCTTCGGTGGCCGCGCGAGTTGCGGTTCAACCTGGTTCGCCAGTTCGCCGGCACGCGCTATTCCGAAGAAGGGGCCGCCAAGATTCAGCCCCTGAACATGCTCTCCCTCTACGTCGATGTCATCGCCAGGCAGCTTTCCCCGGACGCTCCGCGGGCCATGCTGTCCAGCTTCAACCCCCAGGCTAAGCCGATCATCCACGCCGAAATGGAGTGGCTCAACAAGGAAATCGTCAAGACCAACTTGACGGCCACTTTCGAGCGCTGCATCGTCGACGCGCTTTTCGGCATGGGCTGCTGCTACGTCGGCATCGCGAGCCCGGCAGATTCGGCGCAACGGGGCTGGGAAGTGCAGGCCGGCGAGCCGTTCGCCGAGTCGGTGGACTTCGACGACATTGTGTTCGACCTGCACGCCCGGACCTGGGAAGAGTTGTCTTTCATCGGCCACCGGGTACGCCGGCCGCTGGCGGCGATCAAGGAGGACAAGAGTTTTACGCGGTTCCGCAAGGACCTGACGGCATCGACCGACGCGTTGTACAACCAGCAAGGCGACCCGAAAATCTCCGTCATTGGCCGCACGGTTTACCAGAGCTACGAACAGGAATTTGAGGATCACGTCGACCTGTGGCAGATATGGCTTCCCAGGCACAACAAGATTCTCACGTTCAAGGCCGAGGACAATGGCCAGTGCGCGCTCAGCGAGGACAACCATCCGCTACGCGAGCAGCAATACATCGGGCCAGACCGGGCCCTCGGCGGTTACCATCCGCTCGGCTACGGCATCCTGCCCGGTAACCTGATGTTCAAAGCGCCTCTCCAGGACCTGGCCGACATGCACCAGTTCATTAACGTGCTTTACCGGAAGATCATCCGGCAATGCGAACGGCAAAAGACGCTGTTGCTGGTGGCGGGATCTGCGGACGCGGACGGCACGCGGACGATCTTAGCCGACGACGGCGAGGTAATTCGGGTGGACAATCCCGAGCGCATCAAAGAGATGTCATTCGGTGGCCCATCCCAGCTCAATTGGGGCGTGTTCGTCGACGCGATTCAGAGATTCAACGTCCTGGCCGGCAACATCGAGGCGCAGGGCGGCCTGGCTCCGCAGGCGCCGACGGCTACCGAGTCTAAGATTCTCAACTCGGCGGCATCCTCGGCCACGCAGAACAAGCAGCAAAAGACGATCGAGTTCGTCGAGGAGGTGTTGACGAGTCTCGCGTGGCTGCACCATCACCATCCGACCAAACAAATGAAGTCGGAGTATGTGGCCTCGGCGAGCCTCGGCATCTCGATTGACCGGACGGTAACACCGGCGCAGCGGCAACAAGTGCCGTGGGATGACTTGGATGTCCGGCTCGACGTGTACTCGCTCAAGAAGTCGACGCCGGATAGCCGGGCGGCCGACTTGCAGGGCGTGGTGCAGACGATCATCACGCCGATGATGCAGGCGCTGGCGGCCCAGGGGCTGAACCTCGATCTCAACTTCTTCCTCAAGAAGCTGGGCGAATACAAGGACATGCCGGACATGGCGGAGCTGGTGTCGATCCGCGAGCCTCCCGAGAGCAGCGGCGGGGGAGCGGGCGGCGGCGATGCACCAGGTAAGCCGGCGTCGACGACGCGGAACTATGTTCGGCAGTCGGAGAGCCAGGCCACGCCCGCGGGAAGCGACCGAAACCTGGCAGCTACCCTGATTTCTGGGAAGCCTGTGGGCGGCTCGAACGGGGCAATGAACGGAGCGGCGAAATAATGGCTATTCTCGTATTGCTGCACGACGATTTAGCCGAGGTCAAATGCCACGCGCACGGATGGCACAACATACCCGCTAACCGTTGGCACTACGACGGCAACGCTGAGTGCCCGACGTTCTCGCCGAGCGTGCGCGAGTTGCAGGGGCAGCCAGGCGTCGATCAGAAAACCCGTTGCCACTTCACGATAACCAAGGGCATGATCGAGTATCACGGCGACAACTCACATGAGTTCGCAGGCCAGACGCTGCCGCTGCTGCCGTTCTCGGCCGGAGAAATTGACCGGTCCGATTGGGTGATATCGCAGGATGAACGAAAGAAGGAATAAGAAGGGAGCGGCGAAATGAGGGGCCAGACGATCTTCAAGCGTAAGCTGAACATGGAGACCGCCGAGTTCGAAACGGTGGCGACCTACTTCCTCGACGGCACCGAAGTCTCGAAGGCCGAGTTTGAGGTGGAGTTCCCGCCGCAGCCGATCATCGTGGGGGAACCGTACCGGCCGACCGTGTTCGTGCCGATCAGCTCCGAGGCGCTGGCGTACCATCCCAAGCAGATTCCCGAGGCCAGGGAGCACTTCAAGAAGTTGGGCATCGGGGACACGCACATTGACGCCATGGGTCGGCCGGTCTTGCGAGACCGGCAGCACAGGCGCCGCGTGCTCAAGGCACTCGGCAAGGTCGATTTCAGCTCGTTCACCGGGTACTAGCACGGAGGATTGCATGAAGGTTCTATTTGGGGTGGTCATTGGCGAGGCCGTTGTCGCTTTAGGCGTGGTGCTGTACGCCATGTCCGACGTGATTTCCGGCTACTGGATCGGGGCGGTCGGCTTCGTCATCGTCGGCATCGTCGGGCATGTCCTCACCTACATGAAGGTGCAGAACAACGACAGAAAGACCGACCATGTGGCCAAGAAGATCGAAGCGGTTGGCGTCCAGGTGGACGGGAAGCTGACCGGCCTGCTGGAGAAAATAACGCTCTTGGAAGCGACCATCGCTAACATGAAGCAATCGGCCGCAGTGAAGCATGCCGGGGAAGTCGGGGCGGCAGCCGGTGTCGAAGCCGGTCTTGCCGAGGCGCGGTCGCTCGATGCACCCCCGGAGCCGTTGCACTAAGGAGTCTGCCATGCTGATCGCACTTCTTTACTTCCTGGTCGGATGCCTGGTATTGGCCGTCGTCTTGTACGTGGCCAAGCTCATCCTCGGCATGCTGGACTTGCCGCCTCCGGTGCAACAAATCGCTCTCATCATCATCGGCCTGGTGGGGCTCATCTTCCTGATCTTGCTGGTGATGAACGTGATGCCGTCCGGCTCGGCTCATCTGCCCTGACCGGCAAGCGTGTATATCCACCTTCTTTCAAGGAGTCTCATTTATGGCCAAGAAGTTGAAGTTGATCGACGGCACGACACTGCATCTTTCGGAGGAAGCGCCGCCGGATGTAGCGGTGGCAGTCGCGTCGAACGCGATGATCACGCTGAACGGCCAGAAGGTCGCGTTGTCCGATCTGAGGCCCGGCGACGTCATCCAGCCGTCAAGCGGCAATCCGGTTACGCAAGTCGTGGCCTCGCGGCCCTGATCGGCACCGGGCAGGGCGGCAAACCTAACGCGCTATTGTCCCCCACCCCGCTTTGGGGGAGCCGCCTTGCCCTCTCTGGCCGACAATTCAGTATGATGGTCACCAGCGAACCACTTCCCTAACGCCTGGTGACCTATGGCCGCTCCCGAAGATGCTCCTCCTTCCGCTCCCACGACGTTTGCCCTGATGTCGTTCTGGCAGAACCCCAACGTCCATTCCTGGCTCGTCGGCCTGTTCCTGGCCATCGCCGGGGCGGGGGCCCTCTACTTCAAAACGACTCCATTCCCCACTGGCACGTCCACCGTTCCCGCGGCCGTGCAAGTTGCGCCCGCGCCGGTGGCGTTGACGCCGGCCGAGTTGCAGGCCATTATCGAGATGCGCAAGGCGCAGGGTGGCAAGTGAGGATTGCCCTCGCCTTGGCACTCGCCCTGTTACTCGCTCAGCCCCCGCTCGACGATCTGCAAATGAAGTGGGCCGAGACTGAGCGGGAGTTGGCGGACATCAAGCCACCGAAGGCCGCGCCAGTTAGGGAGACGGATCAACCTGGCGGCACGGAGCCAGCTGCTGGCGCGGCTGGTGGAACGGACAATACCATCCCCCTCGTCGGTGGAGGAGCGGCTGCCGCTATCCTCGCCGGCCTCGGGGCAGCGTACATGCGGCGGAAGAAACCGGACGCGCAGGCGACCCAGAGCCTCCCGGCAACAATCGCCAGCACATCCACACGAGAGACATTTCCCATCCAGGAGGAAGCGAAGCCGATGTTAAACCACTTGAACAACCGAACTGGCCGACCGTTCCCGCGCGGGGCTCATCCGACGCCGAGGCACCTTCTACTCGCGGCTCAGCCGTTCCGTCCGCTCGGCGCGACGCCGCCGTATTTCTTCATCTTCCCGAAGAACATCGACCAGAACGGCGCCCTGACCTGCTGGGGCAATGCCACCTACGGAAACTGCGTCACCGCCGAGGAAGCGTTCAACAAGGCCTGCAACGGCATCTTCATCAGCGATCAGGTTGTTGTGGACTGGTGCAATAAGAACGGCACGCTGAACGGCGCCAACCTGCAACCAGTGATTCAGCAGATGCAGGCCGCCGGCTTCCCCCAGGACGGGAATGTCTACGGCGACGGCGCCGGGTTGGGCGTCAATTACGGCGACCAGCCAACGCTCAACGCCGCCATTTACGCGGCCGGTCAGCAGGGCGGTTGCGTGAAGTTCGGCCTGGCCGCCAACCAGTTGCCGCCCGGCGCCGGCAACTCGAACGGCTGGACGCTGGCCGCCGATTCGCCGGACACCAACGAAGATCACTGCATGGGGGCGTGCGGCTTCGGCACGATCGGCCAGTTCATCGCAGCCATCAACGCGGCCTTCGGCCTCAACTTGCCGGTGCCGACTGCGGACGGCAACGGAGCGCCCATCGATCTGAACGCGGTCGGTGTGGCCATCTACACCTGGAGCACCATCGGGTGGTGTGCTTTCCCGGCCTTCGTGAACATGACCGGCGAAGCGTGGATTCGCAACCCGAGTAGCGTCAACACGGGCTCCGGGGTGCCGGCGCCGGATTCCGTCTACATCACCGGCGGCCCGACTCCTCCTCCACCACCGCCACCTCCGCCACCTCCTCGGCCCGTGTTCATTCCGCCGTACTACATCTTCGAGGGGCAGACCCTCATGGGCCTGGTCACCGGCTACCCCGATGCAGTGACGGCCGGAGCTGCAGCTCAGGCGCTGGCGAATCACGATCAGGTGCCGGTCAGCATCCGGGACTCCGCCGGCAACCTCGTCGGGACGGCCACGCCAAACGTCGTTCCGCCTCCTCCGCCGCCGCCAAGCGGCCTGACCCTGACCATCACCCCGGTTAGCTTCACGTTCTCGAATCCGCCGGCGCTGGGGACTTTCGAGCTGATGCCGGCCGGCACTCGGGAGAAGTTCGCGGAGCTGGCCGCGATGATCGCCGCCCTGGGGGGTGGCGGCCCGCCGAGGTTTCACGGCATGGAGCCAGTCAGCAGGAAGTGATCGGTGGCAGAACTACACCACGCAATACACGACCATCGACAAAGAAGAGTTCATTCGGCGCGCAAGAGAAGTGGCCGGATCGATAGTTTTTGAACCGCTAATTCAGGAGAAGCCAATGCTCAGTCTCGCCAACTTCAACGAAGCCCGGGCCCGCTTGGAGGCCAACTACAAGGGCACGGCCAAGGCCATCCCCTGGGCCAACATCATCTCCCTGCTGATGACCATGTTGACCGGCTGCCTGGCTCCGACGCCGACACCGGCCAGCGTGAAACAGGCCGCGGCGACCCAGGGCGAGTACATCGCTTACGCGGTGCGGTCTCAGCTCATCCAGGACTTCGGCCTCGGCGCGTGGCGCACGCACGACGGCCCCGGTGTCGTCGCGAGCGTGCAGGCGACGATTGCCAGCGCCGAGGATACATTCATCCAAGGATGTTTGAACGACGCCGCGTGAGGGGATGCCATGGGTGCCAGTGTAACAGTTACTCTTCCCGATTCGCCGTTGCCCGAAAGTACAGACGCGCGCGGGAACGACATTCACGCCATCGCGGAGACCCTCGCGGACATCAAAACGACGCTGGTGGTAATGGCCGCCACGCTTTCCCGGATCGCCGACAAGCTCGGCGGTCTACACCTGGTCGCCACACACAGCGACCCAACAAAGGAGCCTGTTTCTATGAGCAAGCCAGCCAAACTCGGCAGGGCACGGCCGCCGGTCAGGGACGCGAATGTCCCCAGCGGCGACAAGGACACCGTGACCATCACCTGCATGGACAACTCGACGCCGCCCGTGGCGTTCCCCATGACCGGGGCCGTCATCGTGGCGACCAGCGGCACGCCGGCGCTGCTTACCACGGACGCGCCGATCGCCAATGCCTACGGCGAGCACTTCCTGGGAACGGGTTCGGTCGTGGTGGCGATTCAGGCCACCTTCCCGGACGGAACGGTTCTCACGCTCTCCGATTCCGTGTCCATCAGCGGGGCGCCCGGCAACCTGGTGGCCACGCACAGCATCCCGATCCTCGGCCCGTGATTCGAGCAACCCCGGCTGGTGTCGTCGACTTGGGCGGGTCGGCGCATCGGCCGGGGCCTTTCTCTGGGGTAACCCATGCAAGGCACCGTCAAGTTCTCGATCACCTTCCCCTCGGGTCCCATGGAGCGGCCGGGGGTCAGCCTCGACACTTGGATTGCCAAAAGCACTACCGGCGTCGGGACGTTCACCTTGCCGGATGGATCGATCTGCACCATGACCGAAATTGTCGGGGACGCGACGGCCCACGTCCAGCCGTTGCGGGGAACCGGCTCAGTCGACCCCTTCACAAACACCTACGAAATCGTCATCACACCACCCACGGAGGATTGATATGCGGTATCTACTCGGCATCATCGTTATGGGGGCCCTTTCGTGCCTGGCCTTTCCCGGTCACTATGAAACGGCGTACGCGCAAGGCGTGGCGGTGGCTCAGCCGGCGGTGAGTACCAACCCCGAGATTGCGGCACTCCAGGCAAGAAATGCGATCTTCGAGAAGCAACTATCCATCATCAATCAGAAGCTCGACAAGCTACTCAACGCGCCGGCGACGCCGGCGCCTGAAACGGTAGCTCCGCCGCGGGCCGAACCCTCCCAACCCGGTTCGGTCCCGGCGCCTACCGCCCCGGTCCCTCTGTTGAGGAGTGACGGCACAATACTCTTCAACGGCACGGTCTACGCCCCATTGTTGAATACCACGGCCTACGGGCCTTCGTCTGTCTCTTTGACAGCGGACGCATGCGCGGCCCTCCAGTCAGTCGCCGCATGCAGTTCGTCCACAAGTGCCGGTGTCAGCGTTGGAGTGCAACGGCCCGGCTTGTTCGGCGGGGGCACACGACGCGCGGCGCGACGGGCGGCGAGAAGCGGGGGTGCCGGCGCCGGCGGTTGTTGATAGACTGGTAGAGCCATGTTGCAAGGTCAGCGCAGGGGCCCCAGAGACCACGAGACTCTGGGGCCCTTTTTGTTTGGAGGCCCGGCGATGATGGCTGCAATAAGGGGCGACTTGGTTTGCTTCATCGTCGTGTTCGGAGTAGGCTGGGTCATATACGAAATCTGGCTCTACAGAAAGCCGAGGAACGACGATGAATGAAACCACGATCACTTTCTCCCTTAGCTTCTTCAAGGCGCAGATTATGGCGGCGGCCGAGGGGCTGTCGTTCACGAATTATCTGGAGTCGGTCTCGGGAACGGCATTCAACCGCGCCTCCGTCCTCGTTAGCAATAGCGGCCCGACGCTGATTCCTTACGGCCCGGTGACCGTGCCCGGACGCATGATCGCGCATAATCTGGACACGAATAATAACCTCACGTTGTTCAACGGCTCCGGCGGTACGGCGTTCCTTGAATTGCTGCCGTCAAGCTGGCACATCTTCTACCTTGCCCCGGCCGTCGTTCTTTACGGTCAAGCTACGGTTGCGCCGGTTCAGATGGAATTCCTTTTGATCTCGCAATGAGTTGAGCGCTTTGACAACCGGCCCGCATTGTCGTATGCTCCACCGCAGCGCGAGAGAGAACGAGCTGTGCGGTGTCAGTTCCGACCAATCCCGAAGAAATCTCAGTAGCCAATCTGACGCCGGCCGCTCCCGCGGAGACTCCCGCGGCTCCGGTTCTCACGCCGCAACAGCAACTCGCGGCCGAATACGAACTACCTAATTCCGACTTCGATCCCGACTTCATTCGGGCAGCAGGTGGCATTACGACGCCGCCGGCCGTTGCTTCCACATCAGCAACTCCAGCGGTGGCCCCTGCTGCCCCTCTTCCTCCCAAGCATTCCCCGCGCGTCCTGCGCATGGCCGCCGACTTCGGCATCCCCCAACCTGAAATCGACGCGACCGATCCCGAGGTGCTCGAAGAGACGCTGATTCATTTGAACCGGCAGCTGCTGGCCGATCGGCAGCGGTTCATCACACAACCGGCCACGCAACCGGCCGCAGCGGCGCCCGCGGCTCCGGCTCAGCCGGCCGCTCCCGAGAAGTTCGACCTGGGCATCCCCCCCGAGGTGATGGACGCCCTCGACCCCTCCATCTCCGGCGCGCTCAAGAAGTTGGCCGACGAGGTGCAAGAGCTGCGCGGGCTCAAGGGGAAGCTCGGCACGATCGAGCAACGCGAGCAGCAGAGGCAGGCCGAAACCCAGCAAGAGCGCTACGAGCGCTTTTTCGCCAAGGATGAGGCGCTGTTCGGAAAAGGCACGGCCCATGAGTTGAAAGCCGACAGCACGGAGATGCAACGCCGTTTTGCCGTGGACAAGTTGGCGCGGGCCGACGATCCGAAGCTGCCGCTCGAAGTTCGCCTTGCCAGCGCGCGCAAAGCGTTGTCGCTTTTCGGGAGCCCCTCGCCGCCGGCGGCGCCGGCAGTCGGCTATCAGGCCCCCGCGGCGCCCGCCGCTTCTGCCGGCCCCACCGAGGCCGACTTGATCCAGCGCGGCCCGGATGGACGGATCACCGGCCGGATCACGGTCGAGCAGTGGAACGCCGCAGCGACGCAGCGCCCAAGTCATCGCGCGAGCCCGGTTCTCCCTCCCGGCAAAGCGAAGGCGATTGCCTTCGTTACCGAGGAGCTGAAGAAGCGGGATTTCTTCGCCCAGGACGGACCCAACGGAACAGTCGAGCGCGACGAGGACACGATCCCCGATTAACCCGGCAATGCCGGCAACTACAAGGAATGAAACATGCCTGTTCTCCAATCTTCGGGCATTGCCGACCTGGTTTCCATGACGCTGCCGCAGCTCGGCAAACTCAAGTTCACGGACTTGATGAGCAACTACCAGAACACGATCGCCCTCAAGCGAGTGTTCAAGAAGCACAAGACCGACTTCCAGAGCGGGTCGGCCATCGATTTCAACCTCATCATCGGGACCAACGGCTCGTTCAAGATGGTCGGCATTGGGGAAATCGATCAGGTTTCCATCCCCAACGTGATGACCAAGGGCGAAGTGCCCTGGCGTCATTCGACGTGGAATTGGGCCCACGATCGCCGCATCCTGGCGATGAACCGCGAGCCGTCGCGCATCGTCGACCTTCTCGAAACCCAGCGTATCGCGGCCTTCGGGGACGCGATTATCGGCTTCGAGATTCAGCTTTGGCAGGCCCCGGCCATCACGGACCTCAAGAGCGCGTGGGGCATTCCAACCTACGTGGTCAAGAGCAACACGGCCGCGACCCAGGCCAACAACAACGGCTTCAACGGCTCGCTCCCCAGCGGCTACGTCACGGTCGCGAACATCAACCCGACGACGCTTACCCGGTGGCAGAACTACGCCACACAGTACACCCTCCTGACGAAAGACGACTTCGTGAGGAAGATGCGTCGGATGCTGTACTACACCGACTTCTTGCCGCTCGTCGACAAGATTCCCACCTACAACCTCGGCGATGACTACGGGCTGTACCTGAACTACGCCACGCTCGCGGGTATCGAGGAGCTGCTGGAGGCTCAGAACGAGAACCTCGGCAAGGACGTGGCCAGCATGGACGGCAAGGCGGAGCTTCGCCGGAGGCCGCTGACACCGGTTCGCCAGCTCGACCTGGACACCACGAACCCATGCTACGCCCTGAATTGGGGCGAGCTGCACACGGTCGGGCTCCGCGGCGAGTGGATGTTTGAGACCGTGATTCCCGTCGTGCCGGGCCAGCACACTGTTTCACAAACGCATACTGATTGCAGCTGGAATTTAATAACTCGCAACAGAAGGCGCCATGGTGTCATTTCAACGGATACCACCATGCCTGCCGCCACAGCGGTGTAGTAGTCTCACGCCGACGATGCCGCGTGTCTCGCGAGATAGGAGATTGCAGCTTGCAGAAGGTCCGGACGATCCTTGAAGCCGCCGAGCCCCACGTTGCAGTGGTGGCAAAGGAGCGCTCGCGCCTTTCCGGTCGCGTGGCAATGATCGATCGCGAGGTTGTACGGCTTGCCGGTTCTCGGATCGATTGGAAGTTCCGTGTCTCCGCAAAGGGCACACGCGCCGCCCTGGGCAGCAAACATCGTGTCGTGTTCGGCAATCGTGATGCCGTATATTTTGCAACGTCTCTTCTTGGATGCCGTTCGGCCGCGAGGGGATTTGTTGTAATGGCAGCATCGCTCCTTGCGGCAGTCTTTGCACGCGGAGTCGCGGCGTGCCGGACGGTTTGGGCGGCTGCGGCATTTGTACTCTTTGATCCGAAACTGGTCGAACGGCTTGAATCGCCGGCACTTCGTGCAGGTCTTGCCGGGTGTGCTCGGTTGCTCGCCGAAAAGGTCAGTAGAATTGTCTTGCATGTCAACTCCATAGGTTGCGTGCCGGGCCACGGCTGTTGAAGCAGCGCGTGGCCAACTCATTGTAGGGACCGAACATGAACAAGCCGAATTACAACCTCCGCGACGTCGAGGGCCGGATCGCGTCCTTGGAAGAGGATGCCTGGGAAGCGATCCAGGACGGGACGATCGTTCCCTGCGCGGCTATCGTCGTCCCGGAGTGGCGCTGGCTGGTCGACCAGCTCATCAACAAGCGGAAACACGATCCCAAGGGGTCGCATCCGATCGAGCCGGCCTTGGCCGAGGCGGACCTGGCCGTGATCCAGTTGGAGAGGAAGTTCACTCGCGCGGCCCGCAACGGCAGCCCCATCGCGCGGATCAATGCGTCGATCATCCCGGACATGCGGTACGTCCTCGACCAACTCGGCGTTGAAACGTCGGCCAAGCGTGAATCGGATGCGTTCGAAGCGGCGATGGCTTCCGACCTTGCGTGAAACAACCCAGGCCGCGGCCTGATTCAAAGGAGTGCTTTCGATGCCGGTCAACAAAACAACCTTCCTCGACGCCAGCAACACGCGCGAGCCCAGCGATAGCATCTGGGGAACGTGCCCGGTCGATGAACTCGGCTCAGATCTTCGCAAGGGCTGGATCTTCTACGACGACTTCCGGGACTTGCCGCTGGCGCCCACCGAGACCACGCAGATTGCCTACGGCGATTACAAGGTTTTCGCCACGACTTCGGCATCCGTGGCGCCGGTTCACGCCGTCAACTCAGTTGACACCGGCATCGTCCTGGCGAATAGCGTGGTGGTGTCAACGTCGGCATCCATCGCGCAGCCATACGGTCAGGCCCGGCTCTCGGGCGTCACCGGAACGGACGGCAAGCTGTGGTTTGAAGCGTGCGTTGCCATCAAGGGCATCCTCGCGACAACTCAGGGTTTCTTCCTCGGCCTGGCCGAGACGGACCTGTTCACGCTGGCTACCGGCGTTCCGATCAACGGCGGGGCGGCGACGATCACCAACGGCGGTTCCATGATCGGCTTCCAGTCGATCGAGACCGGGCCCCTCGCGATCAACACCGTGATGTCCGACCGGGCAACGTCGTTCACCACGATTCAGGCCGGCGTTGCTGGCACGCTGCCGGTTGGCCTTGTGCCCGCCTTCGAGCCGGCGGGCCCGCCCGCGGGCGTGGCGGCCGGCTCCTTCGGCGCGACGGCCTACACGTTCACGAAGCTCGGCATGATCTACGATCCGGCTCAGTCGGGCGGCTGCATCACGTTCTTCCAGGACGGCTTGCCGTTCGCCACGCAATACAGCAACGCTTCGTTGATCGGCACCACGAACCTCAAGGCGAACTCGCTGGCGATGATGCTGGCCGTCATCGGGACCGGCACGGGCGCGGTGTACATGAAGTGGTGGAGGTGTGCCCAGCTATACCCTTAGAATCCGGGCTGCGGCCAGGGGAGGGGGTGATCGAGGCAATGGTGGAGACGAACATGGCAGACGAAGTGAAACCCGAGACGCCGACCCCCGTTGCTCCGCCCACCGTGGCGGTTCCCGCCGGAGAGCTGGAGGCGATGAAGGCCGACATTGCGGCCCTCAAGGCGCAGGTGGCCGACATCGTGGCGCTCAAGGGTCGCCTCGACAGCGTAGAGGGCGCGGCCGACCAGTCGCTCAAGGCGACGGCCGCCAGGGTAGACATGCTTTTCCAGCATGTGATGCCGGGCTTTAAGGGGTAACCGATGCCGGCCAAGTCTCAGGCCCAACGCAAATGGGCATTCGGCGTGAAGGGGGCGAAGTGGGCCAAGGCTCATCACTTCGATAACGCTGGCCCCCTGCCAAAGCGGGTGAAAGCCGTGAAGAAAGCCAAACCGAAGAAGGCCAAACGCAAGCTGCCCAAACGCGGGCAGCGAACCGCCAAGAACCGACGCAAGGGGTATTGAGCCATCGCAGAATCGACCCTCACCATCGCTTTTCGCGAGCTGCAAGGCGAGATCGGCTTAAATGCCGGCTGGGGAAGAGGCACCTTTTACGGTGATCCTGATTGGGCCGACGACGGCTCCCCGCAAGGTAGCCAGCGCAAGCAGCAGGCGATCGACTCGGCCACCAAGAAGGGCATGCGCCGCTTCTACTTCTCCGCAATGCTGCCCGGCGAACCAGCGGCCCACGATTGGAGCTTCCTGCGGCCCACGGCCAGCCTCGCCATAGCGCAGGGCGAGGTGACAATCCAGCTCCCCGAGGACTTCGCCGGTCTCGAAGGAACGTCGGAGATATTGGCGTCGAGCAACGAGACGCTTCCGCGGCCGATCGATGTGGTTGGCGTGGGCAGGATTCGGCAAGCATGGTCGGATTTTGCGAGCCAGACCGGGCCTCCGCAGATGGTGGCCGTGGCTCCGTTGAAGGGAACAGCGTTCAACGCCGGCCAGCGATTCCAATTGCAGATTTACCCGGTGACCGATCAAGCCTACACGCTTGAGCTTGAGTATTACATCCTGCCCGATTACCTTTCGGGAGCGCTGCCGTTTGTTTACGGCGGGGCGGCTCACTCCGGGACGATCCTCGAAGCGTGCCTGGCCGCCTGGGAGCGGGACATGGACGGCAAGATTGCCGAACACGAAGCTCACTACCAGCAGCTGCTGGCGGCCTCGATCAGTTACGATCGGAACCTCAAGGCCCAGGTGATCGGCTTCAACCTCGACGGGTCGGACGACCGCGGCCGGCGGCGGAACCGGCGGGAATACGAGGGCGCGTTCGCTACGTTCTCCGGTGTGCTTTACGACGGGAACCCCTGATGCACCTCGAAACGCTATGCTCCGGTTTCCGGCGGGCCCGCTCGGTCAATCAGACCAGCAACGGCTACGTCTCCAAGATTCCGACCGTGACGGAACCGCTTGGCGATGCCGGGACAGCCACGGGCACTTCGGTTATCCAACTCGGGCTCCCCGAGGGGCAAGCCGGCCTCACGCAAAACTTCCTGTTCATCAAGCCATACGGCGTCGGTGCGGACGCCACCACGTTTTCCTTCAAAGTGATCGGCTGGCGGGTCCTTGGAGAAAACACGCCGCTGCCAATGTGGGATCCATCCACTCTTGCCGTGTTCCAGGCGACCCTTGAGAGCGGCCTGCCCCTCGTCGGGCAATACGCCGCCAGCACGACTTACTTCGCGGACACGTTGACGGTCACCTCGCAACCGTTGCTGACCGGCACCGTGTCTGCGGCGGCGGCGAGTCTTTCGCTGCTTGAGCTTTACGATCCGGCAAACGGCGATCCGGCCTGGGTCAAAGTGCCGATCTACGGTTTCCAGAAACTCGAATTGTCGTTCACCACGGGAGGCAGCGCGACCAGTTGCAACGCGTTGCTGGCCCTTCTATAAGGCGGTGTGATATGAGCGAGCGTTTCCGAATCCAGGACGCCACCGGTGTCATCGGCGACGACGAGCCGACAGGGAAGTTCTTCATCTACACGCGCACCGGCTTGCCGCCGGCCAACGCGCAGGCGGGATTCGACACGGGTTGCCTTTGCCTGGTGCTCGGATCGGCGGCCCTCGCCGGCGTGATCTTTGTCAACCAGGGGACCAACCTGTCCTCCTTGTGGGTCCAGGTTGACCCGTCCTCGGCGGCTTCCCGCGAAACCACGGTAACGGCGGCCCTTTCCGCGGCGGCGCTCAAGCTGCTTACCGGCAAGACGATCAACCTCAACAACGCGGCCGGGTTCGCGGTTACCCTGCCGGCGGCGACCGGCTCGGGCAACTTCTACCGCTTCTTCATCGGCACCACGGTTACCTCGGTTGGAATGACGATCGTTGCGACGGGGGCCTACCTCTACGGCAACATCGTGCAGGCCGGGGCGAGCGGAGCGGCCACGGCATGGACAGCGGCGCCGAGCACAACCATTACCCTGAACGGCTCGACCAAGGGCGGCCTGGCGGGAGACTTCATCGACCTTGAGGACGTCGCCACCAACCAATGGAGCGTGCGCGGTCTTACCTCGATCACCGGCACGGCGGCCACGCCGTTCAGTTAGTAGACTGGCTCGGTGTCGACATCCGAGTTTCAAGAGGGCGCGAGCCATGGTAAACGGACAGCCAGACCAGCCGGGCATGGACAACCGAGGAGGCCGGCGAGTGATGAAGGAGGACACCGAGCACCCCACCATCACGATCGAATGGAACCAGGACGCCCAGGGCGTCGCCATGAAGTATGACGAGCGGATCAAGACCTGGGATATGCGTTGTGCGCTGCTGGAGATGGCGCTGAACGCGGCCAAGTTCGACCTGAACGTGGCAAGGATGCAGAAGATGAACGAGGCGAACATGCAGGCGGCGCTTCAAGCCCAGGCAGCGGCGCAAGAGGCCAACGGGATCAACAGCCGCATTTTGAAGGGATAAGCAAGGGGGGCCACCCGCTTCGGGACGATGTTGCCCTTTTCCAGCTCGCGCGGATATTGGGACGTTGCCGAAGCGGGTTATTAACGAAGGCCGGCGGCTTCTATGACGCCGCCGGCCTTTTCCGGTTTAGGTGGACAATGGCCAAGCAAAACAGACCGGTGCAGATCGCGGCCCAGGAGAGCCTCGTCGAGCAGCTATTCCCGCTGAACGGCCTGAATGTCGCCAGTACCTACGACTCCCAGCCGAGCGGCACAACGCCGGTCGGCCTGAACGTGCGGACCTTCGAGGCACTCACTCGCCGAGGACGTGGCGGCACACGGCCAGGGTTGAGCCGGTACATCAACGCCCAGGTATCTGGGGCGAACAAGATTCAGCACCTCACGTACATCGTCGACCCCCAGGCCGAGGCGCTGCCTGGGAACAACGTCGGGCCGGTGGGTCAGTCAACGGCTCCGAACCGAAACTCCTTCGGTGGCGTGGGCGGCTTCGCGCCGGTGCGGTATCCGGTTGAACCCGGGCGGACGTACCCAACGCCGCCGGGTTCTCAACTTCGATGCACATTTCAGATCACTCAAAGCGATGGCGGCTTTGGTCCGCCGATCCCTACGCTGAATGTTTCAGTCGTGGCCAAGCTGAACGGCACGACGTTCTACAGCGGCTCGCTCTTGGCGAACTTCCCGGCGCCCAACAGCGTTACGTTCGACACGGGAGCCTTGACGCTTCGCCCGGTTGGAACCAACGTCCTTGCAACGACGTTCACCTGGACCAACGCCGACATATTGTTCAACACGTATCAGGCCCAATTCATCTTCTGGGCATACGTGTTGCCATTGCAGTCGCAGGGTATTGAGAACCAAATGCTGCCTGGAACGACCGGCGGCACGCAGGTAGTAACGGGGAACCTCTGATGCCAGCGACGAGGCCAGCCCCTGATCGGCAAGTCAGCCTGCACTTCCCGCTGGCGGGCATCGACCTTACCGGCGCGTTTTGCAAGCAACCGAACCGGCCGATTTCGTCCTACACTCCGCCTTCGACGGGCCTACCTGTTGGCAGTGAACCCGCGCCGGTGGCCGAAGTGAATTACGTGCGCACGGCTCCGGTCGGCCTGAACGTCCGCAGCTTCGAGCCTTTGACAAACCGCGCCCGTGGGGCCCAGCGGCCGGGCCTCACTCGGTACATCAACGCGCAGCCGGCGGGGGCGAACCTGATACAGTTGCTGAATGTGATGGTCGGCACGGGTTACGCGAACCCCGGAGGCGGTGTGCCACAACAAAGTAACAGCGGCCGAGTCGTGACAGGCGTTGCCGTCAGCCAGGGCAATGTGTTCGTGTTCGCCTCGGGGGACACGGCATACACGCCGGCCATCAACGCGACCGCGTTCAATCCGCCGCTCAATGCCAACGGCATCATCTACAGCGCGGCCAACAATCAACAGCTCTGGTTTGCGGACGGCGCGAATTGGGTTGTCTATACTCCATCGACCAACACATTGAACACTTGGGTCGCTTCTGCCGGAGCCCTGCCGGTGGACTCGGCCGGCAACGCGCCGAGGCTCATTGCGAGCTGGCGGGGCCGGATCTGCCTCTCTGGGTTGTTGTTTGCTCCCCAGGCCATCTACATGTCGGCCGTGGGCGACCCGACGAATTGGGATTACTCGCCGCTCTCGACGACAGCGACCGAGGCGGTGGCTCTGACCGTGGGCCAGCAGGGAGTGGTGGGCGACGTCATCACGGCCCTGATGCCGTATACGAATGACGTGATGATTGTTGGCACCGATCACACCATCAACCTCATCAACGGCGACCCCCTCGCCGGCGGCCAAGTGGACTTGGTTAGCGACGTGATCGGCATAGGCTGGGGCGCGGCCTGGTGCAAGGACCCCTACGGCGGGGTTTACTTCGTGTCGAACAAGATGGGCATTTACGTGATGACGCCCGGGCAGGGGCCGCCGCAGCGCATCAGCCAGGGCATCGAGCAGCTCTTGCAGAACCTCGTCACCGGGGCCTACACGATCACGATGTTGTGGAACGATCAGTTTCAGGGGCTGCATGTGTTCATCAGCTTGACCGGCAGCGACAACGTAAGCCAACACTTCTTCTGGGAACAGCGCACGAATAGCTGGTGGCAAGACCAGTTCGCCAGCACGAACTACAACCCGCTTTGTTGCTGCCAGTTCGACGGCAACGATCCGGGTGACCGCGTTGCCCTCATCGGGAGCTGGGACGGCTTCATTCGATTTTTCGACCCCACTGCATCGACCGACGACAGCTATCCATTCACGTCGCAAGTTGTGATCGGCCCCATTTTGTCCAAAAACTTAGACGAGATGTTTGCAAAAGAAATCCAGGCCGTCCTCGGCGAGACCAGCGGGCCGGTCTTTTACGAGATTTTGGTAGGCCGTACCGCTGAGAAAGCATTGGCGTCCGTGCCGGTCCAAAGCGGCATGTTGCAAGCAGGCCGGAACTACACTGAGCATCTTCGGTGGGCTGGCCATGCGCTTTACATAAGGTTGACGGCGACCAACCCTTGGGCGATGGAGTCGATTCGTCTGGTCGTTGGGACTCGCGGAATGGTGCGCGGCCGAGGTTATTGAACATGACGCCACGTTTTGCAATCAACGATCTTGCCGATTGCCGCCGGAGAGAGCCCATGCTTGCGACCGAACGACACCAGGAACCGCCACCGAACGCCGCTGTAGGTGGCAAAGCGTCGTCGGATATCGCGTACCGCCGCTGCCGTAGCCTTCGCCAAGCCGTGTCGCTCGCCGCGTCGAATGTGACCGTGGCCGCGACGGTCGGTTTCGTTGGACTGTTGCGTTCCCCACCGAAGATTCGGCAAGGAGTCTCGGCCGCGACCGCGGTTTGGCCCGTGGCAGCATTCCATCCCCGGCGGACATGGGCCAACGAATGCTTCGAGAACAAGGCGGTGGACAAGCTGCATGCGGCCCTTCAAATTGACGTAACGGTAGCCCTTGCGGGTTTTGGGTCGCAGTCGCCTCCACGTTTGGCTCATGACGCAGTGGAAGCCGCCGCCGTAGCCGTTGCCGACCATCTTCCAGCAAGTCCACACGCTGCCATCGTCGCCGACACGGTAACCTGGAAAACCGAGGGCCGCAAGATCGCGGTATTCGATAGGTTGAACGGAAGACATGGCTCGCTACTCCGAGTCGGGTTTAGGGAGCCGGGCGAGTTTGCACCTCGCCCGGTCTCCTGCTCATTCTAGGAAGTCGTCATGGCCTCACCAGCAGGAGCAGGACCGGCCCCCGCAATGGCCGGCAGTGGCGGCCTTGGCTCGTATCAGACGCAGCTTAGCCAGGCGCAGGACTCCTATTCCGATGTCATGTCGGGATACCAGTCCGCCTTGTCTGGCCAGCAGGCGGCGCAGGCGCCGATCCAGGCCGGCTACGGCGCGCTGCAAGGCCAGGTGGCGAATACCCTCGGCTACGGCGGGACACCCTGGGGCGTGGCGGCGCCGGCCGCTCAGTCGATCGCCGACCTGTACGCTTCGCAAAGCGGCAACGCGCAGCAGGGCCTCATCAACAGCGGCCTCGGTAACTCGACCGTCCTACAGTCGGTGCAACGCGGCATCGGCTTGGACGCGGCGAAGGCATACGGCGGCCTCGGGGCCCAACTCGCCCAGACCTACGCCGGTTACCAGTCTCAACTCGGGCTCGCCGGCCTGAACTACGCGAACCAAGCGAACCAGCAGAATACGGCCATCAACATGGCCCAACTCGGATACCAGGGCGCTTACCACGGCCAGGGGTATGGCCAGAAGCAGCCGATGGGCGGCGGTGCGATCGGTGCGCCGAGCAGCGGCAGCCCGCAGAACCAGGCTTTCCCGAGCGGAAAGGACCCGACATTGCCGGGTTACCCGCCCGGACAGGGTTTCCAAGGCGGCGGCATGACACCTCCGCCAGCTCCTCCTGGATTCAGCGGCTTCGGGAGTGGCGCGCAAAGCATGTACGGCGGCAGCGGCAGCCTCGGCAGTGGAATTGCCAGCGGCGGGAGCGCCAGCGGCTACTATGGTGCTCAGGGTGGCCTCGGCGTTGCGCCGGGCGGCCTCAGCGACCCATCACAGCAGTACGGCACCGGCTACGATCCCAGCCAGGCTTCGGGCATCTCCGGTGGATCGAGCTATCCCGGTTACGATTACGGCGCGGGCGGCGGCGACTTCTAACCTCTTTCGAAAGGACTTCCCATGTACGGTCTTATGCTCCCTCCGATGCCGCCGGCGTTCAAGCCATACAAGGCGGCCGATCTTGTCAACCTTCCGCGGGTTGACCCTGGCCTGTTGCTGGCGCAGCGCACGCGCCGGCGCATGAACCGCCTCCGGTGCTCCGGGACAACCGGCACCTGGACGGAGTGCATGTTCAACAACGGGGCCGATTACTCGGCCTTCAACACGTCGGCCAGCGAGGGCTCGTTGCTGGCGGGCGTGAACGATCAGCCGGTTCTCCCGGCGCTGTTCTTTTACAACAAGCAGGGAAAGCAGCGCGGCATCAGCTTGATCGCGCGCGGCATCCTCAGCACCACGTCGACGCCGACAATCATCTTCCAGTGGCGGCTCGGCACGACGCTTGGCAGCTCCTACCTCTCCGGCACGTCGGTTGGCGTCTCGGTCGCCATCACCACGGCCTCGGGCGTCTCCAATCAGTGGTGGGAAAGCCGGCTCGACCTGACGTGCTACACGGCGGGGCTCGGGAGCGGCAACACGACACTTACGGCTAACGGCTATGTGTCGTCGCCGGGCGGCTTTGCCTCGCCGTTCCAGTACGCGCTCGAACCGACGACTCCGCCGACCGCGACATGGACGGCCACGATTGACGGCTCGGTCACGTACTACGTGAATTTGTCCTGTACGTGGAGCGCAAGCAGCGCGTCGAACACTGCGACCCTGAAACAATTGCAGATGCTCGGGCTCAACTAACCCTCGCGCCGTTCGATCAGCACGGGCGGCCCAGCGCGGCCGCCCGTTTCGTTTGAGGGCTCCCGATGGGTGTCGCCTTCGTCCCAGGTTCGTTCAACGCGGCGCAGTTCGCCGCGTCCCCATCGCCGCAGACCCTGGCGTTCTCGCAGGCTGTCACGCCTGGCAATCTCTTGGAAGTCACGGTCGGTTCATTCGCCGGTTCCGCAACGAGCTTCACCGTCTCGGACAGCATCAATGGCACCTACAGCGTGGCCATCCAGACCGGTGGCTCTGGCAACCAAGTCGGCAAGTATTACATCCCGAACACGGCCGGCGGGACTCCCACGGTCACGGTTACGCCCAACCAGAACACGGCCCTTAGCATCGCCGTGGCCGAGTACAGTGGCGTAAACCAGACCGCGCCGGTTACCAACACAACCGCCGCATTCGGCACGACGTCCACGCCAGGCAGCGGCACAGTGACGATCGCGAATCCTGGCGATCTGGTGACAGCGGCCTATGCCCAGGGCACACGAGCGGTCACCGGCAGCACGGTTAGTAGCCCCTTCACGAACAGGGCCGCGCTGCTCAATGGCGCTGCAGAGGCTGGGCTGGGAACTGCCGACGATACGAACGCGCTGGTCAACGAAGGGGCCACCTTCAACTCCCAGCAAATCGTGGTCTGGATCGGCTGCGCGGCCAGCTACGCCGCCAGCGTTGTAGTGCCGCAAATCCCGCAGTACGCGCCGGAGATAGTTCACGGTCCGCCGATGCGCGGCGCTCCATTCGCCCAGCTGCTGCCGATCACGCCGTCCGTCGTGCAGCGGCCACCGCCGGCGCTGCCGTCGCCGTCGTTCATCATCTCGCCGGAGATAAAGGGCGGCCCGCCTTTACGTGGCGCGCCCTGGCTCCAGCATCTTCCCGTGCAGCCGTCGATCGTTCAGCTCGCGCCGAACGTGATTCCGTCCGGGACGATCATCCCGCATTACGCGGCCGAGGTGCGGAGCGGTCCGCCGATGCGCGGGGCGCCGTTCGGAAGCGCTCACCTCGCCGGCCAGTTGCAGAACCTGGTGCAAGCGCCGCCGCCGGCGGCCAGGGTCGGCTCCCAGATATACGCCCCGGAGATTGCGCACGGGCCCGCAATGCGAGGTGCTCCTTGGGTGGCCGTCCTGCCGATCCCGCCGCCGACGTTCTCGCCGTCGACCGCACCTCCCCCGCCCCCGCCGCCGCCGGCGCCGAGGCCGGGCCAGCTTGCTCCGCTGCTGCCGCGCGATCCGGTGCAAGACCCTCGCATGCGGCGGTTCACAGAACTGGCGTCTCAAATCGTGAATAGCTTGATCGGCAAGGGGCAGCTACTGCAAACATCGCCCACAAGTTGGGCGATCGCGAGCGGGGCCTTCGAAGTGGCACGGGCGCCAGGACCTGGAGACGATTCAACGGTCGGGGTTACGCCGGGTGTGCTCTGGATCAACACGGCCACCAACGGGGTTTATGTTAATATTTCAGACGCGCCTGGATCGGCGGTGTGGCTGCTGGTCGGCGGGGGCGGCGGAGGTGGTTCGGGACTCTCGGGGTCATTTCCATGAATCGGTTTCTGAGCCGAATCACCCTGGCAAACGGCCTTGTCGAAGCGGTGGACTTCGAGTTTATCGGGCTTGCGGACTTGCCCGCGGGCCTCGGCTCGGTGACCACGGTTAGCCTGGTGACAGCCAACGGTGTCTCGGGAACGGTGGCCAACGCGACGACAACGCCGGCCATCACCCTCACGCTGGGGGCCATAACCCCCTCGTCGGTGGCGGCCGTGGGGACAATCAGCGGCTCCAACTTCTCGGGGTCCAGCTCGGGGACTAATACCGGTGACCAAACCTCGGTCTCGGGCAGTTCGGGGAGTTGCACGGGCAACGCTGCCACGGCGACGACGGCGGCCAGTTGCTCGGGCAATGCCGCTACCGCGACAACGGCCACGACAGCGACAACAGCAACGACAGCGGGCACTTGCTCCGGCAACGCGGCCACGGCCACGGCTCTGCAAACCGGGCGGCACATCAACGGGGTGACCTTCGACGGCACGGCCGATATTACCGTGGCGGCAGCCGCCGGCACACTCACAGGGTCCGCGCTCGCCTCCAACGTCCTCTCTTCCTCGCTTACCAGCGTCGGCACGCTCTCCGCGGGGTCCATTCCCTACTCGCTTCTCACCGGCACGCCGACACTCGGCACGCTGGCGGCCCTGAATGCCGCGCCTGCCGGCACGCTCACAGGCGCCACGCTCGCAAGCAATGTGCTCGCGTCCTCACTAACCAGCGTAGGCACGCTCACCGGCGGCGCCACGGGGGCCGGTTTCACGATCGCTCTCACCACGTCGACCGTGACGGGCACTCTGCCGGCGGCGAACATGCCGGCGTTGACGGGAGACATAACGACGGTTGCGGGCGCCGTGGCAACGACGCTGGCCACGGTCAACGGCAACGTCGGCAGCTTCACCTTCGCCAGCATTACGGTCAATGCCAAGGGGCTCGTGACGGCAGCGGCGAGCGGCAGCGCGCCGGCAGCTGCTGGCAACCCAACCGCCACCATCGGCACCGCCGCCGTCAACGGATCGGCCGCCACCTACATGCGGTCGGACGCGGCGCCGGCGTTTGGCAACATGACCGGCAATGTTACCTCGGTGGGGATGGTTACCACGATCGCGGCCGCGGCGGTGACCAACGCCATGCTCGCCGGATCGATCGCCGCCGCCAAGCTCATCGGCACCGACATTACTACGCTCGGCACGATCGTTACTGGCGTCTGGCACGGGACGGCGATCGGTTTTGCTTACCTGCCGACTCTCGACGCCATCACGCCGCCGGCCGGCAACTTGTCGATGAACGGCCATGTGCTTACCAATGTGGGGGGCGCGGTCAATCCCACGGATGGGGCAAACAAGATGTACGTCGACGCGAGTTGTCCGCGTGGTTACATCGACGGCCTCACCCTCTCCCAAAGCAGCACCACGGCGATCGGAATTGCGATTGGCCTGGCGCGGGACAGCACCAACGCGCTCAGCATGCCCCTCGTTTCGGCATTCACCAAAACGACAGCGGCCTGGGCCTCGGGAACGGGCAACGGCGGCATTGACACCGGATCGATCGCCGCCTCGACGTGGTATAAGGTCTACATCATCAGCAACGGCTCCGGCCTCTTTGACATCATCTACACGAAGGCGGCCGTGGCCACCGGTCCCGCCATGCCGACCGGGTACACTTACTTCCGCTACATCGGATCGGTGCGGACCGATGCGTCGAGCCACTTCCTGAAATTCACGCAGATCGGCGACAAGTTCATCTGGTTCGACATTACTAATGACATCACTGGTGCCGCGCCTGCTACGACGTTCACGGCGGTTACGCTCAGCTACACACCGGCCGGAATCTCCGTCTCGGCGCTGATCTACGCCAACATCGCCGGCACGGTGACCAACGAGTCGCTGGCCATCATTTCCGGCCTGGGCGATAGCGCGCAAACTCCGGGCCTGAATCCCCTCACCTATTTCTGCGCGTCCATCACGACGGGGGTAAGCGGCTACGGTACGGTGTTGATGCAGACCAACACGAGCCAACAGGTTTACGTGGCAGGCACCTCGGCGGTCAGCACGACGTACAGCTTGTCCGTGCAATGGTACATTGATTCAAGAGGCAAGGACTTTTAGGAGCCGGTCATGGCCGAAGAAAGCGTGGCGGAGCGGGAGCTGCGGCTTATTAACGAACGCGATGCCGTCGCCGCGCAGCGGATTGACCCGGCTCGAATCGAATCGCAGGCTTCGTCGGCAAACGCCGAGACTCGCGACGACGGCAGCGGCGCCGGCGGGGATTGGGGCGGCTATTCTCCGCAGCCAGCGGCGCCACAACAGGACACCGGCAGCGGCGGGGGTGGCGATTGGGCCTCGGCCTACGGGGGAGCGCCGGCCCCTCAGCCGGCGCAGCAGTCGAACCCGGCATACGCCGCCGACCCGTCCGATTGGTCTCGGCCGTTGCGACCGCTGGGAATGCAGGGGCCGATACCGGAGTCTGGCAGCCCTCGGCACCAGGCGGAACATGATGCCGCGATTATTCAACGGCAGCATGGCCTCGGGCAGTTCGGCAGCCCCAACGAGCTGGCGGATTACCTTCAAAGTGCGGGCGCCGCGCCCGCCGGCTATCAGCAATCGTCAGCGCCTGGGGCACACGCTGGCATGTTCGAACCGATCCCAGGAAGCGCTGCAGCTCAAGCGGCTCAAAACCCTCAGCCCAACGCGCCGGGCTCCCGCATGTTCCAGACCGGCCCCGGGTCCGGGCAGGTGCTTCCCGATACCCCAGAAAACCGGCTGCGGGATTTGAACCAGACGATTCAGCGGGTACAGCTTTCGCAACCCGAGACGATGCGCGCGCAGGCACTCCAGCAATCCATGTCCGGCGTTGACGAGGCGATGCACCGCGGGGACCTGACGCCGCAAGATGCCGGCAGACTGCGGCAGCAGATTCAGCAGCAGGCTCAAGACCTTTGGGCCCGCCAGGGCTCGTTGCCTGAATTGATTGCGAAGCAGCAGCTTCTCCAAGCACAGCAGGCCAACGCACACCGCACGGCGATGCTGACCGGTGACGCGGCGCACATGGCCGCTGAAGCGCACCGGACCATGTTTCAGGCCCCCAATGGCGGGTGGTATCACATCAACCCTACGAATGGCAACATAACCGAATTGAAACCGGAGAAGCCGGAGAAGCCCGAGAAGCCGGAGAAAAGTACCGACATGACGCCGCAACAGATTGCCACACAGCGCCAGCACATCGAAACGGGGGTTCGCCACGAACTCGCCGCGTACCTGAACCACACCAGCACGACGACGCCGAGGCCGCCGCGCCCGGAGTGGCATCAAGACGCGGCCGAGGGCGGAACGAACGAGGAACAGATTCAGCGGCGAACCGATCTGCGGTTGCGGCGACACCTCGCATCGGTCGGCCAGGGTCACGTTCTCACCGGTGGCGCGCAGGGCGCGGCGCAAACCCAGGCTTTCACGGCTTTGATGCAGCAACTCGGCGGCGGCGGGGGAGGTGCCGCGCCCAGAGCAACGGGCGGCACTCCGCCGCCTGCAGTCACCCCGGCTGGCGCGCCAGCGCCGGCAGCAGCTGCATCATCGCCTTCATGGTGGGAGCGGGCGTTTATGCCGGACCCGCCCCAAACTGCGGCACAGCGAGCGGCGAATGAGGCAGCGTTCGCTCGACGATACGGCGGCGAGCCGAGTCTTAGGTGATCCATGGACGAAGATATTGAGCAACCCGAGCCGGTAGCTGCGGGCGCGGCGGCGGCAGCAGTGCCAACAGCGATGGAGTCGCCAGCAGCGCCGCCACCGGCCAGCCCCTCGCCGGCGGCAGCCGCCCCTGCGCCAGCCGCTGCGCCGTTTACCCCATCCCAACCGCCGGTCATCCCGCCGGCCTGGTCAGATGTTCGAGACAACTTCTCGACGGCCTTCCCGCTGATGGACCCCACGGAAATGCGCGGCCACTACGAACGCGCCCGCAACAATGCGCAGCTCAACGCGGCCCGCTTCCAACAGCGGCACGATCTTGAGGCCGGAGTGGAGGCGCGAGACCGGGCTGACCCGATGAACCTGGCCGCGGTTGGTGGCAGCTTGATCGGGTTTGGCCGCACGGCAGGATACGGCCGCGCCAGGGAGCGCTTCGACGCCGGCACTCCAGCGCCCGAGGACTTCGCGACCATCGCGCTGCATGAACACGTCCAGGAGCTTCGGGCAGGGCAGAACCGCACGACAGGGGGCGCGCTTACCGAAGATGCCGCTCGACTCGTCGGCATGGCGCAAGAAGCCTTCTTTGGCGGCGCCGTACTCCGTGCCGCCGGCGTCGGTGGAGTGTTTGCGTTCGCTGGCCGAGGCGCGGCAGTCGAGACCGCTGCTCTTGGCGGCCGACTTGCAGCCCACACCGCGGTATTGCCGTCGCTGTACGCCAACCAGATTGCCGAGGGGAACATAGCCGCCGGACGGGACCCGCTGCATCCGGCCGGCTTCCCGGCACCGTTCATCCACGCCATGGCCCAGACTGCCGTTATGGGCGCGTTCGGCAAGCCCGGCGAAGTCCTCGGCTTAACGGGCATCAGGGGAGCCTTGGCACGATTCGGCGTGAACGTGGGCGCCGACGTCATAGCCCAGCAGTCGCTCGACGTTGTGAGCAGCGCTGCCAGTGACGTTCTCGGTGGCGTGCATGGCCTCGACACCGGGTACGGGTTCATCGGCGCCATGATGCGCGGCGAGCACGGCAAGGGCTGGGAGGACCTTACCCGCCAGGTGGCCGCGTCCGCCATCTTCGCGGCCATCCATGACGCCGGCCGACCTCCGGCCGCCGAGCCACACCCGCAGGGGCCCCCCGGCTTGACCGACCAGTCGGCGCCCGGCGGCCTTCCTCCTCCTGGTGCTTCGCCCCAGCCTCCTCCTGGTGGCGGCCAACCACCGCCGGGAGGTGGCGGCCGACCTGGTGGCGGACAGCGGCCTCCTCCGCGCGCAGGGCAGACCGTCATGGAGGCCTTCCGTAGCAGCGTTGCCGACCTCAAGACGGCCGGGTTCTCGGAAAGCCAAGCCCAGGAAATACTTAAAGCGGCGATGCACGACTTGCAGAACAGCCCAACCGGGGGAGATACGCGCAGCTTCGCAGCCCGGTTCCAGGATCACGTCCAGGGAGTGGTGCGGGACAGCATCCGCCGAGGCCCAGGTGCGCCCCCAGGCGCACCTGAACAGCCCGCGGCAGCACCACCCCCAGAAGCGCCAGGATCGACGGAGACGAGCGCACCGGCACCGCCGCCCGTTCCCCAGGAACAGCCGACAGCGGCCAGTGGCGCCCCAGAAACCAGCCCGGGGATCGAGCCCCAAGCTGGCCATGCAATGGTTCCCGAGAACCTGCGGGCCCCTCCGCCGGAGCAAACTACCCCGTGGCATGACGATTACCGGGCTGCGCGCCGCCGCGGTCTGTCTCACGAGGGGGCGGTAGCCTCGGCGAATGACCTGGACATGCGGCCGGTCGGGGAGCAAGGCCAGCGCTGGCTCGACACCGGGACACGCTTCGAGCAGACCGAAGGCGGCCATCCCTCATTTCGGGCATCGGACGGGGAGAGTTACACCCTCCACCAGCGCCAGCAGGCCAGTGGAGAGATTGGCATTGAAATCCGGGGGGCCAACGGCCAGAACGTGGCCGAGGCATCGGTCGGGCGGAACGCAGATAACAGCTTCTCGGTCAACACGGTTCGCACGGTCGGCGAGAACGCACCTCGGGGCCTGGCGAGGGGCATCTACGACTATGTACATCGCATGTTCGGCGACGTCACCCCCTCCGAGGGCGGCCGGACGGGCGCCGGCAAGAAGCTGTGGGAGGGCAACGCCCGGCAACGGCCGCCGGTCGGCAACCAGCTCTCCGACCAGCGGACCGCGCGCGAGCAAGTAACGTCGCTCGAAGCGGATCACCTCCAGACCATCACCGCCATGAACGCGGCTCAGTCCCGGCTCGCCGGCTACAAGAACCAGCAGGCGATCGGCGGCAACAAGGCCAAGGAAATCAATGCCGCGCGCAAGGACATTGCCGCCGCGAAGCAGCGGATGAAGCTGCTGGAGCGCACGCTGGACAAACAGCGCGGCCTGGCGGCGATCGAGGAGGCGCAGGCGAAGCTGAAAGGGGCCAAGGCGCCCTTGGGGCCCGGTCACACGCTCGACGCCGTGCAAGCGGCTCAGCGGCTCAAGGCTCGCGACCAGGCCGACCTCGCCAACATGCCGCCGCGCGCGGTCAGGGGGCTCATTGCCGCGCCCCTCGCCACGAAGCAAGGGGTTTGGGACAACTATGCCGCCGGCAACCTCTCCCCGATGGACGCGATGGACCGGGTTATCGGAATGAGCGGCCTCGACCCGCACGAGAACCACGTCCTCCGCCAGTGGCTCGACGACTCGTCCTACAACGAGATTCGCCAACATCCGGCGATGGCGAAGGAGGACGGCACCGCCTACGCGAAGCAGCGCATGGGGCAGCTGCTGGAGAGTGGCCTGGGGAAACTCGGTCTCACGCTGGCCGAGGGGCAGCAAGTGCGGAAGTCGTGGCGCGCCCGCAAGCTGGCCCAGAGCGTGGCGAACGGCAAGCAGCTATCGCCCGGAGAAATCAGCTTTGACCCGGCCGAGGTGAAGAAGCAAGTTGTGAACGAAGGGGCGGAGCTGGAAGCAGCGCACGACCGGCTGCAAGATCGTATCATCCAGGTAGCCATGCGAGACGGGGTAACCCTCAGCGACCTCGGGCCTCTGCTCGACAAGGTGCTTGCCGAGGCCCAACAACAAGAAGGGAAGAAAGGCAATGCCGGCCTCATCCGAGCTGCAGTCGCTCTTAAAGCAAGCCTTGCACACCGGGGTCAAGCTCCAGCGCCTCCGGTCATACCACGCCAGCCTGCCGGAAGCCCCCAACGAATCCCCCAGCAGCCGCCACCCGTTCCAAACGCCCCCGCACCAGCAATTCCGGGCGGCCAAGTTGCGAATGCGCCAGAAGGAGCTGGTGGGGGGAGGCCACCGGTTGGGTCTGCGCCTGCCCCAAGCGGCGGGAACGCCGTCGCCGATAACGTCGTAAGGTCGCCCGAGCAAGTCGCGTGGGGAGCCGCCGGCGCTGAGCAGGGCGTGCCGGCCGATCACCTTCACTCTCGCGCGGCGGAAATCGTCAAAGAGGCCGCCGACCATCTGGCGGAGATGACGGCATTTCGCAAGATGATCTGGAAGGAGTTTCCGAAGCTCCGAACCGTCATAATGCGGGCCGGCAAGGGCCTCGGCGTCGACGCGGTTCGCGAGCTGGACGACATTGCCCAGCATCGGATAACAGGCGAATGGCACAATCTTCTCGGTCACGATCCCGCGGTACGCGAGGAGCGGCTGTTGCAGCTGCTGCAAACGCCAGTAGGTAAACCGATCAGTGAGGACGCGGCATACAGACAAGCATTGGTCGAACTGGTTCCAGTCACCAGAGAGGAGGTTACCGATGTCAACCAAGCGGCGGCGCGGCGCGGCGATCGGCCGTATCATCCCGCAGAGATTGATGCCGCTCGTGAGATTGTTTCGGGGGAAGCTGGCGAGGGCGAAGAGCGCGGTGAAGCGTGGGAGCACCCCGCCGACCGGGGGCCAACCTCCATTACCGCTCCAGGAGGCGCCCCAGACATCCCCGGCGTCCCCTTCCGCCACGCCGGAACAGAGCTTGCCGCCCGGCCAGGCGCCCCAGGCATCGAGCAGCGAATCCCAGACACCCGAGGATACCCCCGACGATCAGGAGCAATAGACCTTACCATCTTCAAGGACCTGGGCCCCGTCGTCCGTGACTGGTGGCAGGGCTTCTACGATGCCGTCGAGAAGATGGGCGGCGTCAGTCTCCCAAAGACAACCCGGATGAACCGGGACGTCGCCACCCGCATGATGGAATGGGGGGCCAGCTCGACCTACGCCAAGGAAGCCGGGCCGGTGTGGGCCCGCAAGATCCTCGGCGAGCACTTCACCGACGTTCTCGACCGCGGGGCGGCCTCGGCCCTCTACGAACTCCGCTTTCGCACCGCGAAGGAGAACCTCCGCAAGCTGGCCAACGCTGCACTCGCCCGCGGCGACAAGAAATCGGCTGCCGAGTACGACACCAAGGCCCAGGCCATCACCACGGTATTCGGCATGCCGGGCTCGATGATTACCGACGAAGCCCAATACCAGCGCATCGTCAACAGCCCCGTGTTCGGCCAGATAATGACTCGGTACGTCGAGTTTGGCCGTGTGCTCGACACCCTCTACACCAAGGCCAACGGCAAGCCGCCCGACTCGATCACCCAGATTCCCGGCCTGCCCTTCAACGCCAAGGTGCTCCAGGAAGGCGACCTGACCGGCGAGGGGAAGGTTTACCGATCGGCGAGGGGCAAGCTGCGGAACATCCGCCAGAAGAAAGACCCGTTCTCCGAGGAGGCCGGCCTGGACGCCGAGGCATACGACCTGCGCATCTCCAGCATGATCCAGAACAGCCTCGACCGGCGAACGAACCTGGCCAACCGTGCCGAGGCCAACCGGGAGATTGTGGCCCAGGGCTTGGGCTTCTGGGGCAACGCGCAGAGTGAACGCACCAAGGGGGACGCTGTTTTCCAGGAGGTGCCATTCGTCAAGCCTCCCAAGGGCACACAGGAGGCCATCCGAGGCATGGAGAGCCTGTACCTTCACCCGAACATCTTCCGCGAGTACCTGCAGCTCCTCGACTATGAAGATCGCTGGTGGCAGGCGCCGGCCTTCTCGGACTACATTTCGCCGGCCCTGACCGCGGTATCGCTCGCCTCGACGACGGAGTTTCTCGCGCACACCGCCAACAACCTAACGGCGATGATGCAGCCCGGCATGCGCTTCAGGGACTTCTTCAACAACTTCGTCGAGGTGGCCCACGACACCCCGGCCATCCGAGACGCCATTGTCGAGTTGGCCAGGATCAACGCGATGAAGGAACGGAACAGCGTCGAGTCGGGCAGCATCTACGGCGGCAAGACGTTCGGCATCCTCGACAAGCCGCTGCCGGCGAAGGCCGACCCCACCTACTGGATGGGCCGGTTCCTCGACAACTTCACGCGAGCGATGCGCCTCACCGCCGGCAACGCCCACGATCGCCTCGCCGCCGCCGGCAAGATCAAGGGCGGCGCCCTGGAGAAAGCCAACTTCATCAACAAGCTGACCGGCAACTACAACGAGCTGACCCAGAGCCGCCTGGTGCAGTTCCTCCGCAACACGGGCATCGGCCCCTTCGCCGTGGCCGCCGCCAACTTCAACGCCCGGGCGTGGGATAAGGTTATGCTTTTCCGCACCGGCCACAACGCCACCAGCGCCCAGGCCGACCTTTTCCTCCGCAGTTCGATGCTGATGAAGTTCACCGCCCTGCTGGTCGGCGCCAGCCTCGTGAACCTGTTCGCCTGGGGACGATGGGACGGAGACGACAACACGCCCTTCGGCGCCATCCTGATCGGCCACACCGCGGACGGCCAGAGCATTTACCTCGATCCGCAGCGGCTGACCGGGTTCCGCCGCGCCGGGCAGATTAGCGGAGTGTCTTCGCTGGTCGAAGGCATCCGCCAGCACAAGACGCCTGGCCAAACGATCGACCGGATGGTTCCCGACATTGCCCACGGCCTCTTTCACCCCGCCATGGGCCCGGCCGTCTCCTTCATCGATACAGCCTTGACCGGCGAGAACTCGATCGGCATGCGAATGGCCGATCGCGCGGCACCTGGCGAGTCTCAGCGCTGGAATAACCTCATGGCGGCCATCCGCACGGCGAACCCGCCGATCGCCACCCTGACCGGCTTCGACCGGCCCAGGGAACAGCACCAGGCCAGAGACGCCTTCCGGCTGATGGGCTCGTTCGGTCCGCAGTTCCGCGGCCGCACTCAGGGGGGATTGACAGACGCGGAGTTGGCTAGGATGGGGTTGCGGCGGTAGGCGGGGCTGCGGCAGAATGTGCCGGCGGCTCAGCGGTAGCCGGGGTCTAAGAGCGGTGGCCGGAAGAAAGTCTGGTTCGCAGCTTCGTTCAATATTCTCTGCCCCTCCTCGGCCACGGCCTCCTGAATAGCCTCGGCCACGATGCGCTTGAGCGTCTCCCGCACAAAGAACAGCTTCACATTCACGTTGCCGCCGCAATGGTCGATCATGCTGCGGACAACCCCGTCGGCTCGTTCTTCCGGTGTCATCTTTGCACCTCCGCGCTGACCAACCGCTCGATCGCCTCGGCCGCTCTATTCCAGCAGTCGGGACAGAAACAGAACCCAAACGCCCACCGGCACAGCGGCACGGCCCGGCCCTCGATCACCGGGCACTCGATTTCCTTCTTGCACAAGTCGCAGTCGCCGTTTTTCATGGCATGCACTCCTTCTGCCGGTCCCTGTTAGATACCAGCCGCTGCGCCGCCAGCCTCGGCGTCAACCCGGCCGCGTAAAGCTGGGCCGCTTCTGCATGCGTGGCCACCGGCTCCCCAACGGCCCAGAGATGGTCGTCGACCAGCCGGCGCCACAACTCGATCGATCCGGCTTCGTAATCGCTCATGGCGGTTCTCCGTTGATCGTCACCTTCGTACTTTGGCTCTTTCTTCGTCATCTTCTGGCGATGGCGTCGGCTCTACGTCGAAATTGCCGGCAGCTGCTTGTGCAGCGATTCTCCGCCGCATGTCGTCCCACCAATCTTCATTTTCGAGATCAACGTCCATGGTTCACCTTTCCATCGGAGCAATGAAACAGAAGCATTTCTTTGACGTGGCGCGCAACGGTTGTTAAGACTCCCCCGGAGCGGTCGCCCGCTCCCCCGCGAGTTTTGTTGACGCTGTGCCGCTGAACAGGCGAGCCGGGTATCCTGTCGTCGGTAGGCTTCGCGGGCAGGCTTCTGCGGGTGCTCCCGCTGTCCTCTCCCGCTGTCCGTGCAACAGGGCCTTCTCGCCCTCGCATCCCTCCACAGCGCCGGCCTCAACAATGGCCGGGGAAACCGCATCCGAGCCAGCGGCTACGCTGGTGTATTTTTCAATGTCACGGCCATGTAGTCACGGCCCCCGGATGTTGCTGCACCACGTCCCTTTCAGGGTAAGACGGACCGGCGCACGTCCGTGTACGGATCAAATTGTTTGGCCAAGGGGTAGAGGAGAAGTCGGGAAACCCGTAGAATTGGTTTGCCGGCTGCCCAGAACAGCTTGAGCCACGCCCTCGGTGGAGTTGACACCACGCGAGGGCACTTTCATGTCTAGTCCGTCACGTCGGGACCGGCAAGTTTAATTCCTTTCTGCGTCGCCTTTCCGGTACTGGCGTGCCTCGGCTTCAATGGCAGGTGTCGTTGCGATGACCATTTATTATTAAAACTTCCGGTGCCTCGGTCCGCTTCGATCCCCGCTTGTTCTGCACGGCCAGGTGCTTGTGCCGGCTACAGTCGATGAACGTCCAGCCTTCGTACAGCTCCCGCAGGGCCGGCGCGTCGTAATAGCTGAGCACCACGCGGGCCTGCTTGAACCGCTTCGCTTCGACGGCGAGTTGCCGGTGGTTCTCGGCGTCGAAGTCGTAGAGATACGTCGCGCCGCCGGCCATCGTGCCATGCAGGTAGGGCGGGTCAACATAAACGGCCAGCGTCTTGTTGTCCTCCAGCTTCGGCATGACGTCGAACAGGTCGCGGCGGAGGATGATGACGTTGCGCAGTCGGTCGACCCAGGCGGGGATGGATTCGACGGCCGATCGGAAGCGGACGGGGCCGCTGCCGCCGCCGTGTGTCCAGCGGGTGGCGAGCTGGTAATTGCCGCGGGCGGTGCCGGCGACACCGTTGCGGCCCATCCAGGAGACGATGAAGTAATGGTAAGCCCAATCTGCTTCCAGCCCGTCGTGCTCCCTGGGAGTGTCGTCGAAGCCCTCCAGCCAGTCCTTGGACCGGTCGAAAAGCGACTCGTCATACATGACGCGCTGCAGCTTCTCGAATAGCTCCGGGGCCAACTTGTCGTCCTGGAGTACCCAGGCCAGATTGGTCACCCCGCCGTGCAGGTCGCAAACCGTCTCGTGATGAGCCGGCGCCTTGGCCATGATGACGGCCATGGAGCCGGCGCAGCCCTCGAAGTAGTATTTGTGGGGGCCGAGTTGCTTCACAATCTCTGGTGCCATAGTTCTCTTGCCGCCAAAATACGGGCAGATGGAGTTGACGCGGGCCTTGGCTGGCGGCATCGCGTGTGGAGGCTCGGGGGAATGCACATCTCCTGCGGCTACCTGCGGCTCGGGCGTGTCGGCCTCTTCGTTCTTGGCCAGCATCGCTTCGTAGAGCGGTTGTTGCAATGGTCGCTTCACTTCAAAAGCTCCTTGATAACGGCCTCAAGTTCACACCGGCACACTGGCAGACGATTCGCAACTTTGCCCATGACCTCGGCCGCCATTGCGATGCGGTCGACGAGACCGGCGTTGAGCCGTTGCAACCTGACTATCTCAGCCTCAGCTTCGGGAAGCGTCATTTCAGCAACTCCCGGATGGTCCGCCAGTCCTTCGGCCAGAAAACGTGTGCCTCGATCCCTGGGCACTTCCGGTACAGATTGAGCCACTTCTTTTGCTCGGGCGTCAGCACGCCGTGCATCGATTTCAATTCGATCTTGAGCAACCGGGGCGGCCGGCACAACTCAAAGTCCCAGAAACCGGCCTTCGAGAACCTGGTAATGCGGCAATGCCATACCTCCCAACCGTGGGCCTCGGCCAAGGCCGTGACCCAGGGCATAAACACCTTCACCTCGTCGCAGTCCTCGGGGAACGGCATGACGTCCTCCGCTTCCCAGGGAATCTTCGGGCCGCCAATTCCGAGATGGAAAGCGGGGTCGAAGCCCGGCATGGCCCGCAACGCTTCTTCGGATTTGAGAATGCCCATCCTAACGGCCCTCCTGAGTGGCCGCTTTGACCGCAGCGGCGATCACCCGGCCCATCGAAATTGGGACACCGTTGGCCACTGCCTTTAGCTTGCCCTCGGCCGTGAATGGGCAATGATCCAGGAAGTCGGCCGGCAGCCCCTGCAATCTCAGAGCGTCGGCGAGCCGGTATCGGCCCTTGCCGTTGTTGCCGGCGCCTGCCGTTATGCGACCATTTTCGCCGCCGCAATCGGCTCCTTTGGTTCTCAGAATTGGCCCGGTTCACCAGCCGCCTCCGACAATATCCGCACTCACCCAAGGCCCATCTTCCATTCCGCAGCCCGTGCATCGACGCTTGGTACTCGGAACTCCCGAACCCCAGCAGGAACGGCTATCTGTCTCTCCGTCGGGAATCTCAATGATCGTCGAAGGCCGGTAGGCACGCCGGCATTCAGCACAATAAGTTACCGCTTTTCCTTCCACTAACGTCGTCGGAAACATCACCGGTCCTCCATCATCCACTCACTACTTGGCCGCTTGCTTGAGAATCGCGGCCACACACGACGGGCACACATGCTTCTCAAACCAATCGCGGTCGAGGTGCTTATTCTCGATCGAAATCTCGATCCACTTCGTATCTGCGACCGATTGCGTTGAGCATGTTCCGCCGCACAGATCGCAGGTAAGTGTAATTCGTTGTTCTTTCATGCCCACACCGGCCTTTCGCTATCCTTGGGTAAACGCTGCAACTCCCGGATTCGGTCTATAAGCAACTCCGGCTCGATCTTCTCCCGTCGCGAAATCAGCCTCAACAGGTCAAGGAAACTCGGCCTGCAACTCGGGTTTCCGGTATTTGCGTTGTGCGCGTTAAAGTGGCACTTTGCGCAAATTCCGCAGATATTAAAACGGCAATCGACGCGGCCGGACCCTTTCGAGAAAAGATGATGGGCATGAACAGCTACGGCCATTTTGCACCATTCGCATACCCCGCCTCGAAATTCTTTCAGGATGGCTTCATCCACAATTCGCATGTCTGTTCCTCTTTGCCGGATCGATCATTTGCCGATCCATCCTCTCCCAAAAACATAGGCCACGTACCTGCCGTCCCCGAGATTTCCGGCACCACTTATCAGCCTCGCGGTGCGATCGCATGAACGCGATGCTTTGCGGGCCGCGCGGTAGGCAGCGTCACGGTTTTGGTAGACTTTTGCCTCTTGCCACGTCTGGACGAATTTCACGGCTTCGCTTCTTTCTTGGCCGGCAGAAGAGCCACCGGCGCCACGTTGGGGGATTCACCAGACAGCCACCGCTTCCTCACCTTGAGCGCGGCCAGGGTCAACCTCTCCGCGTGCTCCATGAGCGTCGCGGGCCCGGTGGCGAACTCGTAGCGGATCGCCAGGCCGCCGAGGATGGCGACCATGTACCGGTCGTACAGCAGCTGCTCCGCTGCCTTGGCCCTTGCCTCGGCAGCGGCGAGCAGCTTGCGGGTCTCGGCCAGGGCTTCGTAAGCGGTCTCGGCCATTACTTCTTCCTGTGCTGAACTCGGTTCGGGCAGGTGGCAAAATGAGAAATCATCAACAGCTCGCCCTCTTCGTGCATCTTGGCCAGCTCGTCGCCGGTGACGACCTCGGCCACGTCGCCGTCGAGAATCTTGACGTTGCCTTTCTCGGTCGGCTCGGCGTCGAGGGGGTTCTTCCGGCCGGTCTTTTTCATGGTGACCCACAGAATGGGGGCGCGGCAGCTATTGCAGGTTGCGCGGTCTGGCATTGGTTACTCCCGTTTGACCGGCCGCCAGTGTGTCGGCAGGTAGAACACTCGGAACCCTCCGCAGGGTAATTACATACTTGGCTCACCATGGCTCTCCCGCTTCCGCATGAACAAAACTTCCTCCCAATCAATCCGCACCGCGCCCGGCTTCCGCTCGTGCAGCCGCCGGAAAAACGACTTCCTCTCCGTCTTCTTCGTCACCGCGCCGAACAGGCCGGCGTGCGTTTCTTCCTTGACCAGCATCGCGCGGACGCGCTGGATGACCTCGAAGCCGCACGCCTCGCAGAGCCGCGCCCAGTTGTCGCAGAACGGGACACGCTTGCCGGCCTTGACGTAATCCTTGCAGACCCAGGCCGCGATGCCGCCGGGCTTGAGCAAGAGGTAGGTCTGCTCGACGATCTGGCGCGCGGCGGCCCAGAAGGTTTCGCCGGTGTCGTTGCCGAGTTGCCCAGCGCTGCGCCCGTAATCCTGCATGTCGCACGATTCCTGCCGCGCTTTGTTGTTGCCGTGTTTCTTGGCAACCTTTTCCATCAGGCCATTCGCTCGCGGCGCAATGGCTTCGCTGTCCTCAAACGGAGGCGATGACACTGCCGCGTCAACATCCCCTTCCTTGAGGTTCCCCAATTGGCCGGGAGTTTCGCCGTAATGTGACGCGATGCCTTTTCCGGCCATGATGTCCCGGGCTTGGTTTGCGTGCGATTTGACGGGATCGGTCGGCTCTCCTTTACGAAGGCTCTCGCTGTAGGGCGGGCTGCTCAAGACGCTGTCGATCGCGCCTTCCTTCATGGCCCCGAGCTGGCCGGGGGCCGCGCCGTATCCTTCCGACCTTCCTTGCGTGCATCGGGCGTTGCCGAGCCACGCCTTGCTGTCGATACCGGCCTTGTCGAGATTCGCCGCGCGGTTTTCGCGAGATCCGTTGGTGGCAGTTTCCGCGTAAGGCGGCGAGCTAATCGCTGCGTCAAGGTCGCCAGTGGGCATCCCGCCAAGCTGGCCGGGAGTGTCGCCCAGCAAGTCCCCATTGGCGACGCTGGCGATTCGATCCGTGCAAGGACCACCGTTGCTGGACGTCGACGCCGTGGTGCCGTTTCTGGCGTCAAGGAACGGCGGCGATGAAACCACGCCATGCGCCCGCACCAGCGCCGCTGCGTTCCGCGAATCTCCGTGCAGAATGACCGGCAGCGGGTCGCCCATGGCCTCCCATGTGCGGCGGTGGAGCGCGAAGTTCTCCAGGGCCAGATTGTAAAAGCGCTCCTCTAATTCGCAGCCGACCCATTGCAGGCCCAGCGAGGCCGCGACAATGCCGCCGGTTCCGATACCACCAAACGGATCGAAGCATACGTCGCCCGGCTTGATCCAGCCTTGCTCCAGCATGTGCCGGTAGATGCGCGTGACCAGGCCGCGCGCAAACTTGGCGGGATGGGCGAAGGCAGTTGGAACAATGAAGCCGTTCCAGTTGTCGTCGTAGCAGCCGGACCATTCGGCTTCTTGAAGCGTCGACTTCATCGGTTCAGATTTCCTTCGCGTGGTGAGCCAAGTATGTAATTACCCTCCGCAGGGCAACAGCCAGAGGGGGCCGACCAGCTTCAAGCGAAGGAAGGAACCGGGCTGGCCGTCCACCTTCGTCTCCACCACTCGGCCCTCTTTTGGCAGGGCCCTCTCTGTTGGTATCCAGCTTTGCATGGTTCAGCTCGTGCTCTCGTTGTCGTCGGTCGGATGCTTCTTCTTGGCCGGCTTCACTGTGCATTTGGACTTGCTGGTCAGCTTGACTTCGAGCCCCTGTTTGGTCTCGTAGTATTGCAGGCCGGCTTCGATCATCTTCTCGACGAGGTTGGCCATCGCCTCGTGTTCCTCCTTGGTCAGCTCGACGCGATCGAGCATCACCTTGTGGTACAGCTTGGCCGCCTGGTCGACGGCAGGAACTCGGGGAGGCTCCGTGCCGGGGATGTAGCCTTGCTCCATGTCCGGCTCATCTGCTGGTTTCTTTCTGCGGGCCATTTTCTTACTCCTGGGGTGAAAGGGCGAACTATTCTTGAATCAGGCAGTCCTCGGGAACGTCGATCACTCGCCGGTATCGGTCGAACTCGTCGATGGGCATGTACGGCCAACGCGTGTCCGGCCATGCGAAGTAGTTTTCTGTGGCGTAGAGCGCCATGGCCGCGCGGAACGTCCGGCCCTTTGCCTTGGGTTGCCGCGACCGGTAATACATGCGTTTCCATTTCGCCGGCCCGTCCGGTCGCGTGTAGACGCGCCGCGGCTTCCACACGTCGCCGACCATCTCCCGCAGCTCGCCGTTCGTCTGCACGACCGGCCGTGAGACCTTGGCGCCCGGCTTGGCGACCCAGCCGCAGAATTGGCAGGTGGCCGATTTCCAGATTTGAACTTCCTTGCATTGCGGGCAGGGGCTGGGCCTCGGCAGCTTGCGAGACCGGTCGCCGTGCATCCCCAACATGCTCGAATTGGTGAGGCCCAGCATCCACTGGCGATCGATATTCAGGCTCCCGAATCGCCACCAATGGCCGCCGTGGTCTTGAATGGTGACTCCAGCCACTCCACCGTTACTACGGAGAAGGCGCCCACCACTTTGGAGGTAACTCGAAAGCGAACCGAAGATAGTGGCGAAGATGCCATGACTGAGCCAGGGAGCGTCAACGCCTTCTCGAAGGACGAACCGGTTACAGATGACTTTGACACGTCCATCTTTGCTTGCCTCCAATACCTTTGCCCTGGTCGTTTGGCTGCTCTTGTAGAGCCGGCCGCGGATCCACACGTCGTCGCCGTCGATATGCACCGCCTCGATCCCGGCTGCGGTGAATTGCTCGGCGAACGCCAGACTGCCGGCCACGTTGGGACCGAATAGGATCGTCGGCCGCTGCTCGGGGTTGAACCGGCGGTAGTTGTCGATCACGCGGCCGAAGATGCCGGGCCTCATAATCGCGCTGTCGGCCTCGGCTGCGCTGATGCTGTCGGCCTCCTCGTCGATCTTCCTGCCCTTCTTGAGCTTGTTGAACTCCGCCCAATCCGGCTCGTCGGCCGCGTAGTGATGGGCGAGCACCAGGGCCCCGCAGGCGCGGCCGTCAGAGACGCGGCCGGCCACGACGAGGTGCTCGTAGAAGTCGCCCATGTCGATCGGCGTTGCCGTGGGGCCGAGGATGAGGCAGCCGGCTTCGAGGTGCCGATCGCGTATCTTGCGGGCCCCCTCGCCCGTGTTCAAATGGGCTTCGTCGATCACGGCCAGGTGCGCGTCGTGCAGGTCCCACCCTGGCTTGTTCCAGCGCTTGACCTCCGTGGGGATGGAGCTGATTTGCATGTCGAGGTGCCGCTCGTCGTCATGGTCGGGCGAGCGAACCCCGTGCGGAATGCCGGCCTCGTCGAGCGACTTGCTGAGCTGGTCAATGAGCATCTTTCGGTTGGTGTAAAGCACGCACCGCTTGCCGAGGTGCAAGAAGTCTTTCAGGATGTCCTCCACCATCACGGTTTTGCCCGTGCCGGTCGGCGAGGTGAGGCAAACGGTCCGGTGGCCGGCGTCGAATGCTTCGAGCACGGCGCGGTGACCGAACAGTTGCAGGGGCCAGCGTGGGCGATCCATCTACGCTCCTGGGCATTCTCGGTAAGCGATTAACGCGGTTAGCGGAACGTCCTGAACACTGCGATACCAGTCGAACTCCCGCCGCGGCATGCCCGCAAGGTTCGTGGGCGGCCAGTAATGGTACATGCAGAAAAACCACGAAGCCGCGCGGCGAAAAGTCCAGTCCTTTGCAAAGGCTTCGTCATAGACCCGCCACCAGGCATCTTGCGGAGAAAGTTTCGTTTTCATCTCAAGCCTCGGGTGGTTTTTGCTTCGTAACCTTGGCCGTCCACGCCTTGAACCGAATGTTCCATGCTCGAATTTCGGTACGCAGCGCTTCGGCCTCGGAGTTGACTCTTGGGATGCCGTATCCGTTGCAAATCGTGTCGACCGCGCGCACGGTCTCGCCGAAAACCTTGTGATACTGCGGCCAGAGGAAGAGCGCCTGGCCGCTAGTGTTCTTCGGCTTCTTCGGCTTCGAGGTGTCCGGCGTCTCCGTGGGGTGCATCAGGTCGTAGACCCTGGCCTTGCAGCTTTTGCAGCTGGCCACGCCGATGCGCGAGCAGCGCTTGCACTTGTCCAGCGCTTTCTTGATCGCGGCCTTCAACGCCGTTTCGATTCTGTCCTGTTCGGCCTCCTCCGGCGTCATGTCGCCCGGCTCGCGAGGTGGCCCCTCTCCGGCCGGTGCAAGGGCTGCGTCGACACTGCCGGGCGCGGGGGGTGCGGTCGGCTCAACCTCTTTCTCTGGAATATCTTCGTTCAGAATCTTGAGGTTTCGTTCAAGGCGCTCAGGGGAACTAAGTTCCTCCGGGTTTTCCCTATCTGCAATGGCCTGTCTTGCCGTGTGGCAAAGTTTCTTGGCCCATCTGTAGCTGAACGGCAGATATTCGGCGACGAACGCCTTGAGCTTGCCTGGATTTCGCTTTTTCCAGGCTTCTAGCCACTCGCCTATGGTCTCGCCCTCGGTGCACATTGAGCGGCCTGCGGTCTGGAATCGTTTCCAGGCATCCTTGATCTTGCCGACCAGCTCGGCGTCGGGAGTCTCGGCCTGCCGGACGATTGCCGGCGGGTTGATGTCAAGAGGATCGTTTTTCACAGCCCATCCTCCTTCTCGAATCGCTTAGCCTCGGCCTCGGCCAGCGCCGCGCAAAGCTGAAGGGTGTTCCACTCTTCGGGGCTTAGCTCAATGCAGCCAGCGAGCAGCAGTATCGCCGCCTGCATGGGGTGCATACCCATTTCCTCTTCGGCGGTCTGGAAGAAATCCCGGGGAGGGCCTTCCTCTCGAATAGTCAGCAGGTGCTTGCCTAATTCCGTGACGCGCGGAAGGATTCGGGCTGAATGCAAGAGAGATTGGCGGTACAGTTCAGCGCATTTGGCTGTCATTTCTTCCAGAGTTTCTTTGCGCATCGAGCGGCTCCGCAGAAAACCAGCCGGCCCCCGTCAAGGTCAAGACCCTTGCCCGGTAGAAGTGACCCTGGGGAGGCCGGCGTGGAGCGAATGTATTCGGTGTCGGGGAGACCGGGCAAGTGGTCTGAGGAAGAAGTGTACTACCGGCCCTCGGCTTTGGCAATGGCCGCGTTGAGAAGTCGGCAGAGATGGGAATTGGGTTCATTGCAGGCCTGGGCCGCCTCGGTCAGCGCATGCACAAGCGGCTTGATATGGGCGTCGTAGATCGTCCGGGCCATCTTCGCGGTGAAGTCGCAATCGTCCGGGTCGCCGTCGCAGTCCACCGTGTAGCGGTTCAACTCGTCGTTGATGGTCCGCTCCAGTTCGTAGAGGTGGCGCATGTTATTTCCCCCTGACCTTGGCCAGCGCCAACACATAGTTGCCGTGGAACCGGTCCAGGGCCACGCGCAAACGGTCGGTATCGCCGTTGGGCTCGACGCGCACGAGGAGCGGCGGAAGGCCTGGGCAGTAGCTCATGAAATCCCACCAGCGGGCGCCGGTCACGACCAGCTCGCCTTGCACTTGCCACCGGTACTCGTGCGGCACTTTCTGCCCGTCCATCAGGTAGCCGGCGTGCGTTGTGGGCTGTGGGCATTTCAGTTCCAGGCCGCCCTTGCAGACCCATAGGCCAGACGGGAGTTGTTGAAGTCCGATCAATCCATCCGGCGAGCAACCGAATCGCTTGTCGTCTGTCTCGACGAATCCGCCATTGGAAACGTCGGTGTCGCGTTCCATGCCGTAGAAGTCCCTGGCCTCCTTCTCCGTCTGCTGGCCCCAATCTATCGCCCGCGAGGTGTAGTTGGGCGCGTTGGCCGGGAGGAACGCGGCCAGGGTCTCGCCGATGAGCTGCGCGATGAACTTGCGCTGCGAGGTGCTCGGCTCGCCCTTGGCCGGCGTGAGGATCATGTCGAAATTGCTGGCCGTGGGCACGCCCAGGCGGAGACGGAACCAGAGTTCAGATCCCTGTTCGACGTCATGGTACAGCATGGGAAACCTCCCCCAGCTCTAACAATGTGGTCATGGCCAACGGATCGTCGGAAGCAAGGCGAACCGCATCGCACTCGCCGGCCAACAGGTCCATCAAATCATTGATGAGCTTTGTTAGTTGGTCTCTGGACAAGATCATCCGCAGCTCGTTCCTCACTTCGCGCCCCCTTTCGCCGCGACCTCTTCTTCGAGCCGGCACTTCTTCTCGTTCAGCAGCTTGGCCGCCTCGCCATACTTCTCGGCTGGCAGCTCGGCGAACGTCTTGCACTTGGCCCACTGCCAGAAGCGGGCCATGCTGAACGGGTTGTCGAATACGACGCCCTGGCCGGTGGCCTTGGCCTGCACGTCCTCGATCTGCTGGCGGTAGCCGTCCAGGGTGGCCTGCTGCTTCGCGGTGATGGTGTCGAATTGTGTCCCGGCGTCGTCGTCAACGTCGGTCGTGCGGATGTTGAGGGCCGCGCACAGCAGATAGCGCTTGAGATAGCTGAGCGCGGCGCCGAATTTCTGTGTGGCGTTCACTTTCATCTCGGGGATGGGCAGGAAGAGGTAGCTATCCTCGGTGTGCTGCCCTACCCGCACGCGGCACTTTCCGCTGAGCCCGGGGCGGCCTTCCTTCGGCTCGTCGGTGCTGAACGTGACGACGATTTCGCACTCGGCCAGGATCGGTTGCACCTCGGCCATGATGTCATCGTAAGACGCAAATTTGTAGGCCGCGACCTTGTTGCCGGTCTTGTTGCCGCTGCCGTCTTTCTCATCGAATTGCGCCGCGCGGCCCTTGTAGACCGCCTCGCACTTCGACTGAAACATGGTGATTCGCTCGGCGAAGCGCTTGGCCGCTTGATTGGTCTCCCAGCGCTCCGATAAGTCCATCATCTGACGGAGCGCGGTAGGGTCGACGCCCTTCTCGATCATGCGCTCGATCAGCACGAGGGGGTTGGTTACCCCGGTTGATTGGGCCAGGCCGTTGCCTGGTAGTGTTTCTTCGCTCATGGTTCACTTGTTCCTTTCTTTGAGAAGCGCATCGGCCAGCTCGTAGGCCGATTTCGCATATGCTTCGGCTTCGACCATGTTGGCCTCTTTCCCTTGTGAATGGGAATAGGTGGACAGCCATCCGATCAGCGCTTGGCCGGCGAAGTAATCGCGTAGGGTCATGCCGGGATAGCTGACCTGGTAAGGATCGCTTGTCTCGCTTAACCCCCCTGGCCGCGTTCCTCCCGGCCAACGTATCCTTTCGTGCATTGTTGACGGGAAGGCGGGGCCGCCTGTGTTCTCGATCATGGTGTCCTCGGGGCTGTGAAAACATAGTCCATCGTTTCGGCGTAATGCACTTTCTGAAAACCATCGTCCCAATTGATCCACACCGTATTCCACTTTTTTCCTACGACCGTTCCGCCGACCTCGAACTTGCCATGCTTCCAGATAACCCGGTCGCCGGCTTTCAGTTTCTTGGCCTGTGTCTTGGTCATGTGGCTACCGTGTGTGAAAAGTTGGCCGGTTCGCTCCCCACGCCGGCCCGTGGTTTTGGCTCCGTGGTAGGGCCACGGAACGAAGCGGTCACAAGTCCCAGGTGACTGTCGGGAGGAAGGGCCTCCCGATTCCCCGGTTCTTGCAGTGGCGCCGCCGGGAATTGAACCCGGCCGACCGCTGCCGACAAGTAAGGCGGCGTTGCGGGCCCTGTGGCGCCTTGGTAGGCCGCTTCCATGCGGCCTGCGGCCGATTCTCACCCGCTGTTAACGTCGCGGTGTCATCGCCAACCGTCTCGCGGCTTGGTGGCCCTGTTGGGCCTTACTCCTTGTGAACGACCAGGTGGCCGCCTCAGACAATCCGCGCTATCAGCTTTTCAGGCTTTCCGATCTTTTGCTGGAGCCGGTTCCAGTCCTGCACCAGCTTCATAATCTGACCGTAAATCTTGGCCTGCTTCTCCTTGTCCGGTCGCTGGGCCTCGGCCTTGGCTTCCTCGGCCTGCCTGTGCGCCAGCTCCTCGGCGTCCATGCGAATCTTGTCGAGCCGCTTCTGTTCGGCTGCGGCGGCCTCATCCTCGATCCGCTTGGCCTCGGCCTCTCGTGCAGCCAGGCGCCGTTGTTCGGCCACTTGCTCATCGGCGATGCGCTGCTGTTCGGCCTCGACCTTGGCCACGCGCTCCCGCTCGATCCTGGCCGATTCCTCTTGCTGGGCCCGCAGCTCGGCGCGCTGGCGGTCCAGCTCGGCACGCTCGGCGTTGATCCGTTCCTGTTCGGCCCAGCGTTCAGCCTGCTGCTTCTGCTGGTAGGCGGTGGCCTCGGCGATTAGCCGGTCGCGTTCCTTGCGGCCCTCGGCCTCGCGCTGGACCTGCTCGGCTTCGAGCTTCTTTCGCTCGGCGTCCAGGGCTTCGCGCTCCACGCGCAGCCGCTCCGCCTCGGCCCGCTGCTGTTCGGCCCGTTCCTCGGCCTCGGCCTTGATCCGCGCTTCCTCGGCCTCCCTGAGCAGCTTCAACCGCGCTTCCTCGGCCTCGCGCAGCTTCTTGTTCTCATCCTCGATCGCCTGGATTCGGGCCCGCTCTGCCTCCTCGCGCTCGCGCTGTTCCTTGAGCCTGGCGGCC